GTTTGACCCGACACAGGAATGCCCAAGGAAAAGACATGGTCGCCAGCAAAAAGCAAGAAAGCAAATATGCACTTACGCTTCACGTCTGTAACAGTGTGAATTAAGACAACCCGCAACAACAACTAATCTTTTCTCTTTTTCTTCCAGATGCAGACTGACATCGTAGCTTTGTTCAAGGACGCTTTCACCAAGCACCAGCTCTACCAATGTCTGGATGTCAAGCTGACTCAGTTGCGCCATCTCCACGATCTCTGTCGCGCACGATTTCGCGCCGAAGCAGCCGCATGTTTCGAACTCGTCATGAGGCGTCCACCGACGCCCGTCGAACTTGACAACGTTGAGTTCGACACAATGGATATGGATATGGTCGCCACGGAACACTTTAATCGACAGGTCGCTTCGCTCACGTTCGGAGTCGACGAGGCCGAATTGCCAATCGAACTGCTCGGCGTGGCACCGGGGGACTTCCCAATCGAACCCCAGGATCTCCCCGTAGAGCTCTTCGACACGTCTGACTGGCCGTCGGTCGTGCCGGTATTTGTCGTTCATGCGGCTGACCGGCGGGGCCGCCCATTGGTCCTGATCAGCGCTGACGCCGTCACCAACAACGAGATCATACGACGCACCGTTGTCCAATTCCTGTGCGGCAGTGCATTCGAGATTCTGTATGGTACCACCTCCGATCTGGTTGCAGTCGCAAAAACCGCAGCGAGCGAAGCGACTTCCCGCTTGTTGGCAGCCGTACAACCAGACACTCGGCAGAAAATCGAGCGTGCAATCGAAAAACTGGACTACGTGCGCTGCGTCATGTGGATGACAAACGAAGATCTCTTTAACAATGGCGTGAGCTTCAAACTCCTGCTTCCGAACGAAAGGTCTGCCCAAGATGTTAACGACATGCTGGAGAGCACGCTTCAACTGCTGCCAAAACTGGCCACCAAACGCATCGAACGCTACTACACAGACGGCCAAGGCCGACGCATCAACTTCGAGCGGAAGCCGACAGTACGCGCACTGTTCACCAAGCTCCGCAACAACATCAAGGCGGCCAGTGAGGCGACCAAGGAAGCAGCGGATGCAGTCCAAGCCGAACAAACAGTCCGCATCTAACAATAAGTTTTCCCCCCCCCCTCCTTATTCATAACGACACATGGATTCTCTTTTTCCTTCCTTATTCATAACGACACATGGATTCTCTTTTTCCTTCCTTATTCATAACGACATCGATTCTTGTTTTGACTTTTTGGTGTCGACTTCTCGGTCTGAACACTTAACGCTTACGACATCGATTCTTGTTTTGACTTTTTGGTGTCGACTTCTCGGTCTGAACACTTAACGCTTACGACAGCGATTCTTGTTTTGACGGGCGACAGTTTCTCTCGAATTGGACAATTATCGCTGTGTTAAGCACAACCAAAGAGATCTGGCCGGTCCATAAATGAATCAAAAAACAAAAAAACAAAAAACAAAAAACAAAAAAACAAAAAAAATTCATTTATGGGACGTTCAGGTCTCCTCGGTTGTGGGCTACTATTAATGACATTATGTGATGTCATCAATAGTAGCCCATATTTCATTTATTATATAAACACATACATAAAAATTGAACCATAATCACTTTATCATATGGGCAATTATATCATTAACAATCTATGAGTCAAAACTACAAATATGTCGATATGGTTACTAATACAGCTATTTCTCACTATTCAGCCCACCTTGAGCAAACACTAAAAGATCTCAAAATAATTGCAATTGGTGGATTGATCAAAAGCCAAGATTCTGTTAAACTGTATATGTTATCTTACAACGATCCGTATTTTGGTCATGATTTACCGAAAACATATATATACGATAGTCAACGAAACACGCGATGTATTGGCACTCTATCTCCCGACGAAGTGAAACCTATTGGAGGATTTTATATTATCCATAGCCTAAATAATGATTGTATTATGCACACTCTTGCAAAATACTTTAATATCAGCGAGGCAAAACTAGTCAGACTTATACATGAAAATTCATCGCCTTATTTACTAAATAAGGCCCGAAAGCAAAAAATGTTCACCATCAATAAAACCGTTTTCACGAACGGTGACATTGAACCTGGTTACGATGCTTTTTTACTGGATAGCGTGAACAATTGGGGTACACTGCTACCACCCATGGTGACTTCCGACGAATTGGCTGATGTTATTAAATCTAACTGTATCGCTATTTGTGGCATAGTTCATTATGTAGGTCATATTAATAAAAAAAAAGTCAGCGGCAAAAGTGTGTTTTTCTTTGACGGCAATTCTGATTTAACTGATCGAGGCGAAGACTATTCATTTTTAGTGTCTCATGTTATAGATGAAGACGACAAACATTTATATACGAATAAAACTGGACATATATATAACGATGGAAGATTTATCGAGAAAAATGCCAGTCATTTCCCCGGTCTGTTCAAATTTGTAAATGTACCATTGGAAGTACAAATTGAAGCATGTGCTAAAGTAATGAATGTATCTACTGAAGAAGCATATAACAGAATTTCAAATGTCACTCACAAAAGCGTCCTGCATAAAAAAGTGCATTTGACAATTCCGACATATTTTAATGAAAAAAAAACACAACACGAAGAACGTATCGATGGTTCCACAATCACAACAACTATGGAAGAAGCTCTCGAAACTATTCACCGGTACGATACGAATGATAAATATTCAGGTGGTCATATTTATCATTCTACCACCGAAAAACCTTATCCTGTAATTATCGAACATATAGAACAACCAAAAATAACAATTGAATGGTATTCAACCTTAGAAGACGCATTGAATCGTTGCGAAGAGTATATCAGTAATACAGGTGGAATATTTAAAAGACATGCATATCCTGCAGCTGACGAAAACGATGATGATGAAAAACAGGAATTAACAACAAGATTTTCATATTATGAGTATCGAGGGGAATGTAACAATTTGATGGTATATGGATTAAAAGATCTGTAAACTTTTGCACATTTAATAATGTCAACCACACATACATCCATTTTTTATTTCATTCGTTTTATCTTTGCTAACGTCTAATATTAATTTTCTTCTATCACTGATCAATAAATAATCTATTTCACCATGTGAAACTTTCTTATATATTTCTCTAGCAACATTTATAAATGCATTATCTACTTCATCATTACTCTTCGCGCTCGTCTCAATATATGTACCACCATTCTTTCTAACAAATTCTTCAGCCTCTTCTTTACTCACAGTACGCATATGCTCCAGATCTGTTTTATTACCTACTAATACAAAAGTGATTGGAGTATTACAATACCTCACTACATCATCTAACCATTGTTGTATATTCATATATGTTTCTCTTCTGGTTATATCGAAAACTAAAAGTGCGCCAACTGCGCCGCGATAATAAGATCTAGTAATAGAACGGAATGACGCTTGTCCGGCGGTATCCCATATTTGTAACTTAATTGCTTCATTACCGATATTAATGGTTCTTGAGCCAAATTCAACACCTATCGTAATATCATGTAAATTCTCAAACCTTTTATCAGTGAATTGAAGCAAAAGACAAGATTTACCCACACCACTGTCTCCAACAATGATATATTTGAATAGCATTATAATGTATATAATTATATAATATACATACTGGCATAAAAATTGAAAATATAAATCAATATCATCATCATTAGGAATTGGCTACTATCGGTCATGCTAGACCATTGACCGGTCAATGTCCTCCAAAAATGTCGTACGATACCAATCAAATGCAAACTACTGCGTGTATACCAGTAGTTCTACCAGAAAACGTCGATGACGATTTCTCACGCTATATTTCCGACTCTGAATTCGAACCGGAAAATGATGAGCATCAACAAAGTGAAGAACGAGAACCCATTCTACTGACAGAGGAAGTGGTCCCCCCACCGCCCCCGCTGCTGAGTAATACTGCGCTCACTCTTTCCAACCGACAAAGCCAGACCAGAGAAGCATCTCCACTCATTTTGACGCAGATACCGCCCACTGCATCATTGCTCAGTGCACCGACACCGAATATTGGTCATAGCGTGCGTCGACAACGTTCTCCAGAGCGTCGAGAGATGCGAACAGTATTATCCAATGACAACTTTGCAATCGATGCCGTTGAAACGGCACTAAATGCAGTTGCAAAAGCGAACCAAGCATTCATGCAAGCATATGCCGAAGTTGCTCGCACAGGAAAAGCATTCCGGCTTGCTGAGGAAAACGCCATGCGTGCCAATGCTGGCGTTCGCACTGCTGAAGAAAACCTCAAAATCGCACTCACGAACGCTCAAAAACCGTCCAATCCATTGTTTGCCGGCGGACTCATGGATCTGGCACCACAAAGACAGTATACCAAACCAGCTATCAACCACTCGGTCTGTCATCTTTGTAAATTCGGCAATGCTTGTAATCGTCGCGATACGTGTTTGGCCATGCATCCGGGTCAAAAATGTTTACATGGCGCACGTGTTGCAGATGGCGAGAGACATCTTTGCCCATTCCTGATGAGAGGCATGGTAAAGGATTATCCAGCGACCAGTGGCGTTTGGTCCGACATTTAATCATCTTTCATTTATAATTTAATAATAAAAAAATAATATTTATTGTCTCTTTATTATACTCTACTTTATATTATGGTGGAGTATAATATGTAAAATATCGTTATTAGGATCTTCCGGTACAATTTCACCACTGACTATTTTATCAATCGGCAAAATGATATCATGTTTCAATTCACAGTTATGGGAAAAACCTATGTATTTAACTGTATCAGGAAAAATAATTGGATGTTCGTAGCGTCCACATATTGTAAGTTGCTCGAGATAATTTGGCAATTTCAGTTTTCTATTATAGCCGTAATTATTCTTCATTTATAATTTATACGTCGTTAATTGTTTAAATATCGGTATATATTGATGTAATAAAAAATTGAATATTAATTATATTGGTGACATAGACTATATATATCATTAAAAATGATCCAATTTGGTACTGACTGTAAATCTGCAACTATAGAATTTGATGCTAATAATAATGTGGCGATGATGGTTATCCCGATAGATAACCTAGATAAAGCAATAGAAATATTACTTCAAAGTCCCGGTATGGATATCAACGCAAAAAATAGAACCGGCGATACTATATTAATGTTAGCATCATTGTATAATATTGATCACTTAGTTAAAAAAATAGTACATATGCCCGGTATTGATCTTAATGCGAAAAATAATAATGGTCAAACTGCACTGACTCTAGCTACGATTAATAACCACGTTAAATGTGTTGAAATTTTGGCGAATATGCCAAGTATTGATGTAAATGTAGTGGATTATCACCTATGTTGCGGATTTACTCCGGTAATGTGGGCAGCATGCAAAGGTTTCGATAAATGTGTAGAACTATTATATAAACGATCAAATGCGCATGGTAATAGTATGGCTTTATTCATGGCGGCGATGTATGGTTTTGACACATGTATAGAAATACTCGTGCATGCGCCCAACATCGACATCAATATCAGGGGTAACTTTGGCTGCACTCCTTTGATCATTGCAGCATATCACAAATTTGATAAATGTGTCGAGACATTGGTGCAATTACCAGATGTCGATGTTAATGCCAAAAATGAGTATAACAAAACTGCATTGATGTGGGCATCATATTTTAATCTGGCTAGAAGCGTGGAACTACTGACGAAAATGCCCGGTATTGATGTCAATGCGAAGGACAACAATGGATATACCGCATTAATTCATGCAGCAGGACAGGGATCTGAGGAATGCGTGCGAATATTATTACGAACCCCTGGCATAGATATTAGTGCGGTAAATTCGTATAAATACAACGCATTAAAGGAAGCTACTTTATTTGCCCGTGATAAATGCGTAGAACTGTTAAAGCAGGCGTCTGTAACAAATAATATAGTACAACCATTATATTCCATCGATTTTAAATCTAATAATGATATGATTCCATCGTTCACCGTGACGTTTACATCGAAAACCAATTTTGATGTAAATGTCAACGGAAAAATCACTTCAATTTCAACACAATAAGGTGATTATGAATTATTTTATGATAAATAGAGTAAATAATTTATTTATTTCTTATAATATATGAAAGCATTCGGCCTACATAATTTTATTTCTTCGTGCCAAGGCATCGATCAAACACAAATAGTTACTGAAGCTAATAGTTCTCTCAATTCAATTGCCAGAGAAATGTTAACGGTCAATAGAACTAAATTACCTGAATTACAAAATACGTACAATCAAAATATAGTAAAAGTTATTTCTGAAAAAGATAAGAATTGTAAATTTAATGAACAGGTAAATGAACAATTACATCTATTTCAACAAATTATTACACAAGATGTATACAATAACTCGGATAATAAATTCGAGAACCAAGATCATATTAATGAATTAGTAGCAATGTATAATTTACCAGAAAATGCGGCACATATGTTGGCCATCAAAACCCATCTAATGTATGTTCAGTTTCTTAATGGCGAAATTTCGGATATCCAATTACAGCGTTTATGTATGTACGAATTAGCAAAATACTTTGTCGACGCTAATTTAGATCAAACGCTATTTAAACATTATTATGAGACATATGTAGCTAGCAGATTCGCCAAGGGAAAATCGTTAAAAAGTCAAATGAACTCTATTTCCTCAAGCATCGATACGGAAAAAGTTAAATATATCGCGGGTATTCTTAAAAATGTTTCTAATATAAATCCATCGTTATCTAACACTACATATGAAAAAATAGCAACTGTCATATTTGATAATATGGACACGCTAATGTCATATTTTCTAGCAGTGCAAATTCAATCCGCCATTAAAAATAAATTATTTAAAAAACATTTCAACAACCTGATGTCTAATTATATCACATCTCCTTTTCATTCGGATAAAATAACTGATATCGAACTACTTAAAACAATTAATCTAGTATATAACATCGATATGTCTACATCCACACTTGAACATTTCACACAAAAACGCTCCAATGCATCTAAAAGAGTAATATATAATGCAGATGGATCCATGATACAACTATAGATCGTTATTTCCTGTAGGCAATCATTTGCTTTAGTAAATTAATATAATATATAACATCCGAATCCAACGGACTAATACCATATATTTTGTTTAAACTCGTTATATCAATAATTGCCTCTTCAAAATGCCCGCTAATACGGGCAGCATTAACAATATTAGTATATGTGTGACGTTCGTACCTACTTATATCGTTATAACTTTTATCCATGTATATATTATTATATATAAATCATATCTCTAACAAAATAATTTCAGTTTTTTTATGATAATTATAATGTTTATTACAATTATTGCAACTTCTGTACGCATCTGTCTTAGGATCGTGTGGTCTGATATGTTTGGTGACATTAACAACACCAACGTTGATACCGTTGTTCCAAAGGATAGTTGCACCAGTTCTTTACCGATCTTCGGTCCTTCGGAAAGAACGGACAACTATCCTTTGGAACAAGGGTTAAATTTATTACCGATCTTCGGTCCTTCGGAAAGAAATTGTTTACCGTTGTTCCAAAGGATAGTTGCACCAGTTCTTTACCGATCTTCGGTCCTTCGGAAAGAACGAACAACAAGGGTTAAATTTATTACCGACATCAGTATTTGAAAAGCCTTTACGGAACGCACTAGATGGATCCGCTACATTAAAGTTGATAAAACTTTATAAAAAGTCTTACTTTAGACCATAATAATATAGTCAAATTATCGGGAAAGCGATACGTACCAACTACCAGAATTAGCTGATTGTCCCATTTGTAAAGATGGTAATAATTAATAATATGAACGTAATAAGTTAAAAGTTCGATTTTTTATTATAATAAAAATTGAACTTCGAATTGGTTGGTATATTACAGCATTAAATAAAAGTTATTACATATGACACAATTTAGACAAAAATTTAGGGACTTTTTAGAAAGAAATTCCAAAGTGAAAAATATATTCATGAACATCAGCGATTCTCCACATAATAAAAAAGATGAGTTAGTCAAAGATGAAGCATTATATGCTTTAATGAAAGATAGCTATTTTAGACAAATGATCGATAAACATAAAAAAATTAATGGTAGGTATAAATTAGTAGACGTTATACATTCTTTGGAATTGGCTAGAGTAGAGGCCAATGATAAAAAAAAAACACAAGGAACATATCATATATTAATGCCATACATTCACGCACTGTATGGCATTGATAACCGACCAAATAACACACCAAATTATAATGATATTCACAAACAGCATGGTATCGTTCCTGTTAGAATCGAATATGAGGTGTTATATTGGTTGCAAACTTGTATCAAAAATGATCCGTTCTTTCAAAAAATATATGACTTTTTTGAACCTTCCTATCAATTCAAATTCGAAAAAAGTAATAAAATTTACGATGTTGCATATGAAAAAGTAAAACTAATTATAGAAGTACAAGAGGATGGCTATCATCATAATGATAATGATGATGATATTGACAAAAAATGCGTAGTGATCAAAAATAATTATAGAGTTTATTACATTCAACCAGGTGCATTTAATCCAAATGGAAATATATATGAATTATGGGAGAATATTAAAACAATGTTCTTGGGAGCCTTATTTTTTGTTAATCCTTTTGATATGCATATCAAAAATGAATACATGGCATATGCATTTATTACCGATTTACAATTGCAATCTAAAAAATTAATGCACAAAGATATCTTCTTGAAAGATGTCGTTGAAAATATAGATAATAATGCAATCAATACCGCAAATGAATGGTATTTACGAGGATATGATAAAATTGAGAAAAGATGTATTGCCAAGGATGAATTATATGATTGGTTTCCAATTCTATTTAAATCTGAACATCAAAAAACTATCCGGGAAATAATAGAACGTTATGGCTCTAAAACATTAAATGGTATACAATATATTAGTTATGATACTATCATGCTCATAATTGAGATGATTACAACTGATGATATTAATTTTCAAATGGCGAAAGAACGCGTGTCATTATATTTGATTAAAATTAGAGGCTACAATGATCATATTAATAAATGCATACAGACATATATTAAAATAGATGAAAAAATATTCACGAACTTTTGGACTGGAAATGAAGTTATTAATAGTAAAAAGTTACTAGAAAAATATCAAACAAACGCGGAAAATGCCCTCAATAGAGTACATGAAATGCAATTAACTACAAATAAGTTAGCGGCATGTTGCAAACTAAGCAAAGCATTATTTGGAGAACTATTACCAGAATTTAGAAATTCTCTCTCTCTGAGAATTCCCAAAGACAAACAACCCATTATTAGAAATATAGATGCTTTGATAGAATTATATAATACCATCGATGTACCAGTTATCAACCCTCCTATTATCGATAAAATAACTTTAACATATGAAATCGGTCACAATATTACTAATGATGTCGCCAATTTTAATATAATTTATACCGGTTCTGTAGACGACTGTATCACGGTCGATTACTTGAATAATTACTGCAAAGAATTTAATTTTCATAAAAATGTCATCGACAGAATAATATCACGTTGTTCATGCGCAAATATAAATAATTACCATACTAATCATGATCCAACTCTATTATATGGATTAAAATTAAATGTAACTACCCGACATGATCAAATGCAAATAAATGACACTGACGATAATAATAGCGATGGAGAAACTATTAATACATTAATTACCAATCAAAATGAGCCAAATGAAGAAATAGATGACTTTTAATATTAAATTCGAGCGCGATTCGCTTTTTTTTTATTTAATTTAATGATATAATCACTATAAGATATCGGACCAGCAGCTGCACGTATTATCTTCTTATTAGCAGTATTTTCTATTATTGTAGCCATTTCTGTTAATGTGAATTTATTATTCATCAATTCATAACTATTATACGATAACAATAGCGACCAGGTATCATTATATGATTTACCAATGGTCCCGTCTTCATCTACATTATATATAACTATTTCAATGTTAAATATATTTTTATCTTTTGCCTGTTTGACATATGTTAAAGATTGAAAATTAATTGTCACATTAGCCACGCGCTTGCCACGATAATACTGTGCTTTTTCTTTCAAATATTGTTTAAAACTTTGCATAGTATAGCCTTTGTATGGTCTGAATGAATCATTACCACATACCAACCAAAAATTAGATAAATCTTTTTCTTTTATTTTTTCTTGTAAGTTCATATAATATTCTATAAATTCTTCACTGGCCATATAATGTGCATTATAAAATATTTGTCCAAACAATTAACAACATTGCTGCTAATAATTAAATTTATAACAATGCTCAAAATGATTTATTATTTTATATAGCTTAATATGGACTCAATAATATATGCAAAAGTATTATTTTGTTTGGTCGTACTATTAGTGGTATTGTATTTGTATTTTAATACGCGAAAATTAGGCTGTTTAGATAAAACAGCTATCAATTATAATCCAAATGCAAATTTACACCAAATAGATAGCTGTATTTATCCTAATTTAGGCTGTACAGATCCCAATGCAGTTAATTATAATAAATGGGCAAATGTGTCTTGTTCAGAAGATTGCATCAATAGTAAAGGCAGTAATTGTACCTTCACCCAATCTTGTGCTACTACGACTGAACATATTTGCAAATATAATATCAGTGGATGCTCCAGACCATGGATTAATAATGCGACCGACGCAACTACGGATGATAATAGCTGTCTGACCAATAATGAATTTATGAATAGAATTGTAATATTATCAGGTGGCAGCTGTACAGATTGTACTAATGAAATATATGTTAAAATAGATGACAATTATGTCGTTGAAGGCGGTGACAACGGCTTACATTTAATTATATTAGATCGCAAATTGAACGATAATCAAATTATCGTCAAACATATAAAACATTTTCCAACCGGGGAGAGTGAAGAAGCATCAGCGGACTTCGTTACATTTGTAAATATCAACTTATATCCAACTGATATAGCCATTATTGTCGCAAAGGGAGATATGATAGGTCAATATGGTAGCGGCAAGAATTATTTGCGTCAGGTTATTTCAACAGAAGCTCAACAACTTATGAAAAAGATAGGTGGTAGACATGTCGAAACCACACCAAAAGGTTCCTATATTTTAATAGGAACCATAATGTTGGATATTTATTATGAAAGCACTAATCCTAATCGTGATTCATATTTTCCACTGTTTAATTTAATACGTATAGGATGCATAAATGTATATGATAAAAAATTTATTAAAAGCCGTTTATCTTCAGACAAACATAAAATGTTATCTAAAATTAACCCTTACCGTTGTGCATTAGAGGCTTATTCAATGGGCGTCGATGTATTCACGATTAAAAATGAAACAGATTGCTATGTTGTAACTGATTCAAATATTACAACATACGATAATATAAATAAATTTAATAAAACGGTATATGTTAGATCATATTTACTCAATAATTATATTGCTTTTGACAATGCAAATTCCTTAGCAGCCGCTAATGTGTCTAATTCATTAAATTGTTCTAATTCAGAAGAATATTACGTGATATTAGATGCATATACTTCTAGTTATTTTCTAAATGATTTCGGTAAACTATATACTTATATATATTCTGGTGCCGCATTTGCAGGGTTAGAGGTCCCACTGGAAGAAGGATTGCAAAGTGCAATTAAAATATTTTCCGGCCGCGATAGTGCAGTTGCAAATGGAGGATTTGAAACGCTACAAATTAACTCCTTGCGCGTGCCAGCCCATTTTTATACAGTTGCATTTAAAACATTTTATACTGACTCTACTTTAAACGACCCAAATATACCTGAATACAAACTATTCAGTGGCCCGTCTGCTACAGATTTAAGTAAACAACTTCATTATAAAAAATATCCAGATGTACAAAAAGAAAAATATGTCCCAACCATATCGTCCCTGCTAACGGTAAATGGTTATGGCAGTGTTTTAATTTTCGAAAAGGCAAATTATGACGGCCTAGTATTAAAGTTATCTTATGGCAAGCATATTCTCAACTCTACATATACTAAACCATATATGTGGAAAATTAAATATATTGTCTCACATATCATTAATGATTTGAATATTAAAAAAATATTCACTGATAAAGACGATAATGACATTACATACCAAACTATCATTAAAATGTTCCAAAACAATTTACCATTTACTACCGAACAATTTAGATCATCGTTAATTGCTCTCTTATCAATGGCGGGTAGCAACTATGATCGACCAATTATAGAGTCATATGTCGATAAATGTTTGAAGCTAATCATAGGATTTCCGATAGGTTCAATCAGGTCATATATTAAGCCGTTCACATGCATACGATTCTTCGACACAATCGATTGCAAAAATTTATTATACACTTTTAAAACAAATAGATCATTTAGCAAACCTTATTACGAGAATAACGATCTTACTACTAATGTAACTGCTGTATGTAATGCTATCATTGTTGATAAAATTGGTTGGATTAATATCATGAATGGTCAACACGATCCATTACACTATAAAAATTTATCATATAATGAAATTGATAAAACGGCTGTAAATATCCAATCGTTTCCTGAAGATACACCACCGTTAGATATACCATATAATAAGTGGAATGACAATATTGGTATAGCTATTACAAAAGATGCGAGTATAATTAAGTTGATAGCAGTTAATGCAAATAATACAGAATTAAATGAAGTATATTACATAAATAAATATAAAAATTTATATCATCATATAAAAGAAGCGATGTTTAATTTAACCAATTTTATATATGATGATGCCACCCCATTTTTAAGTATATATTATGATAATCAACTAATTTCATCACTTGAAATATATACAAAGAGAGGAAAACACATATTACAAGTGATAGATAATAAAATTTTATTAGAAGATGATATAAATATGATATATTTTCCAAAATCGAAGCAAAATAAAAAAACAATATTTGTTGCACAAATACAAATTACGTCTGAACTATATTTTAGAGATTTATTTAATACATCATTAAAAGAATATAATATTAATTTTTCGTTTGCCTTGATAGAGTTTCCAGAAAGTGGTAAATATATATATATAAACAACAATAAATATTATAATGGATTAGTGGATGTACCTATTGATTTGCTGCCATTGGTCAATAATAATAGAATTAACATATATAATTTATCTGTATCTGCTGAGACACACTATACTAATACGTTAGATAACAATCTAATTATAGGAGGAATCATGATGTATGATAATGATAAGAATTTTACAAGACATATACCGATTATAAAAAATAAATTTTATCACGGGGGACAAATGTATAATATTACATATTTAAAAAAATATTTAAATTACAATGATGTTCATCTATCATATTATAATCTAACAGATAAAATGAATAGGAATTTAGTGGGCGATTTCATAACAAATGCGACGATTAAGCCGATTACAAATATTAATCAAATAGTCGCCCTAAAAAACAAATTGAATGCGCTCACCGTGCCAATGATATGCGAAATACATTATTCAGAAGGAATTTCACAACAACATGTGTTCGTAAATGAACAGTCTAATATACTGTTCTCAAGTGGCTTATATATGTTATCAGTATCTGCGGGCCATTGGAAAATATCTTTTAATCATCATTCTTTCATACCAACTCGGACAACTACATTATATATACCTGGACCTGCTACACATAATAAATATCAAAAATCATCTTCTGACGGCATTATAATTTCTAATTATATTAATGACACGATTGTAGAAGTTGTAAATATTAAGGATGTATTATTATCTGCTGATTATGCACATATAATTAATGTTAATAAGAAATGGAAAGAAGGCGTGGCAGATGTTGTATACGTCGAATATCACTATGAAACAAGTAGATGGTTAATTAAAATGCCATATAACCTGCCAACTGTTAGCGTGTCATGGGAACGTTATTACGGATAAAATAATTGAAATTTTAAGTATATATACTTATTAATATATACTTTAAACAAATGGCACTTCAACGATTGATCAAAATAGTTAATGCTCAAATTAATGCGTATGAAATGGATAAGACTCATCCAGTTAAAGGGCTTAAATTTATTAGAGATGAAACAGATGTGAAAAAAATTAAGTTTTTAATTAAATGTATGGATGATTCAGATTGGAAAGATAAAACTTTAACTGGTGAAATCGACTTGCCGGAATCGTATCCATTTCAGCCGCCGAAAATACGATTCACTTGCAATTTATATCATCCAAATGTCTATACAGATGGCAGGGTTTGTCTTTCTATTTTAAATTCACAACCGGATCAATTCGGTTATTTTACAAAAGAGACATTGTGGTCTCCCGCATGTGGTCTTGATACAGTCATGCTCTCTATTTGGAATGTATTATTGGAACCAAATCTTGAATCTCCTGCAAATTTAGACGCATGTATAGATTATCGCAAAAATAAGGAATCATATGTAATGAATATGAGAAATCAACTACAGATGCCCGGGTGGTTAGCCGAATACGAGGCCAGTCTGAATGATACGCAAAATGATAAGTAATTTATCATTTAAACTTTTACTTTAAATTATTATCTATATCATCCATACTATTATTGATAACATATCTGAATATATAAGTTGCGGTTAAAACCAGATCTACCAATATCAGTACAAATAATATTTTATTATACATTTTGAATTCAAAATGTTCACTGTTTTGATTTATTTGATTCATCAGTATATATATCGCGATTGATATGCCAAATACAGTTACGAATTCTTTAATATTTAATTTACCTTTCCAATCTGTCGAAGTAGATGTTTTTATATAACTTTCTATAAATGAAAACAATATCATATATTTAACATATAAAATAAAAGAATTTATCTATTCATGCATATTATTCATTTTACTATTTCTAAATATTGTCATGGATAGATTCCTATCATATATAGGTCGTTCGACCATCTGCCACATAGGAATGTCTTTCGAATCACGCTTTTCTATTTTAAATATTTTAGATTCATTTATACCAATTGGATACATTAACGTTTTATTATCCAAAATAAATTCAGATATGGTATCCCATGTTAATATATTTTTTTTATCGATTGTCATGCGTTGGAATACTTTTTTTGATGAATATTGTATAAAAATACTATTTCTGCCAGTATATAATGCTTCATCTGGATAATATAGTTTGAATAAATTCATCTCTGAATGATAGATGAATATATTTATATTATATATAATACTACATAACATTATAAATTCATGATTGTATTGATCTATATTCACCATTTGAGTTAATTTCTTCTTGTTTATATTTTTAAACTGATCATTATTGTCAGCTAAGATTTGTAAAATATTATTCTTCTCTTTTGCCAGACGTACTTTGTCTAATATTACATGTTCTCTATTATACATATCATATGTATTTAATTTGTCACTAATATCATCTGGAAGTAGACAGTATAGCAATTGGTCTAACTCAATACAGTCTAATAAATATGCATTATTTGTAATCCGAAAAATATCATCGACTGTAATTTTATTTTGAATAGCAATAGATGAGCTCGAAATACCACTATCTACATATTTGACTAAATCTGTTAATGACATCATTTAATATAATTATAAGTAGATGTTCGTTCACTATTTAAATAATAAAAATATCAACTTTTTGCAAGTTAAAATAATTGAAAATATTAATATCTGTATAATTAACTGTCATTATATATAAATCAGTTATGTCAAAAGTAGCCAATCAAACCCAAATTAAACGCATCACTAGGGACCTGCAAGAATGTCGCGATAACGATATTCATATCGAGCAGAATGCAGATAATATTGCTAAAATAACGTGTGTCTTAATAGGACCTCCCGATTCGCCATATTCCCAGGGCATATACAAATTAGATGTAACATTCCCGCCAACATACCCATTTGCCGCACCAATAATGACATTCAAGACAAAAATGTACCATCCAAATATCAGCGAGTCTGGTAATATTTGTCTTGATATTCTAAAAGATAAATGGTCCGCTGCATTATCATTTCATAAAATATTATTATCAATTCAATCGTTATTGACGGATCCTAATCCCGATTCACCATTAAATGGCGAAGCGGCAAGATTATATAAAACGGATAGAAAAGCATATGACAAAACGGTTGAAGAATATGCAGCAAAGTACGCAAATGGTTTGTAATTATTAATATATTAATTTATTATAATATAGTTGATAAATATACATATGCAATCAATTTCTTGAATTTATCAATATTCGCATCTGACGTAAAACTCTTCATTGTCTCTAAAATATCTTTCTTATTATTTAATATAATAAATAACGTCGTAAAAAAGACTTGTAATATTATACAAATATTGTCATTTAAAAGCTTCAGTTGAATTGGATAGTGAAACAATATTAATTTAAAATCGTTTCCAATTATATTTTTCTCGATTAATAATCGTTTTAGTTTTTTAGTGAATATTCTTATTTCTGTTAGTGAAATCATCGGATTGGCTTTCATCCCATATGTGTCAAAATATATTAATTCTTTTCTGTTATAATCAATATTAAAAGAAACGATGTGTTCAGCACCATTTCTCATCAAAATTATTGGTATAATATATTTATCTCTGTTTGTACGTGGAATATCAAAATCAGCCACGAGATCCGCATCAACATTATATGTTGGCAACAATGTACCTTTATTTATATAGATTGTATACGATGTAGTAGTATCATGTAATAATCTATGAACTAATAGTAAATAATGTATACCATATAAATTTCGGATTGTTACCGCATCGTTATAATTGTCTAATTTGTCGGTTCGTAAGTGGCTTCGAACGAAATTATCGAATGTACTATAGGCCATGGCTGTCATAATATATATTTGTAATTTATTTCAAAAAATATATGTGTTTATATTATGAAAGTTGCGTGTATATTTTTTATCGCATTGATTATACATTGTTCTGTTGCGTATATAACACATCTACGTATCAAAAAAAATAAAGGATATCTGAGAAAACCATTAGCAGACATCATTCATAATAATACTAACGATTACAGTAAATATTCATATATCGTCGATTACGCGGCTCTTATATTCGTGTTGCCATTATTAAAATCTTATTCGAATAATGAATGTACAGCCGTTCTATCACGTTTTATTAGCGTGTTTTCCGTCCTCGTCATTATGCGGTCATTTGCTTTATTAGTTACAGATATGCCACCATCTGATCCTACATGTAATCCACATAACTTAGACATTTACAATATATTATTTGGACATTGTCACGACAAATTATTCAGCGGACATACTACATTTACATTACTATGTATATTAATAGCTTACCAGTACGGTTACATGCATACATCAGAATTGACAATTATGCTGTTATTTCAAATTATGTATGCGTTTATGGTAATAATAACTAGAAGCCATTATACAGTAGATGTATTACTAAGTTATTATATTACTGTTCCAATATTAGCGTTTATATAAATTACCGTTGTTACTACCTGCGCCACAGCTTGGCTTACTGTATTTTAGCAAATGCTTTAGCTGTATCTATTAAATATCCTATCTCCCTCGATTGACATTCATAAAACTTAGATTTATCATCTAAATTTTCATATAATCTTACCGTCGGGAACCCTTGAATGCCAAATTGGTCATGTACATTATCGTCATTAGTTACTAAAATATTTATTTTATCTTTGTAACCTCCCATTTGCTCCTTAAATGCATTTATCACCGGCTTGAAATGTTTACAATGGGAACACCAATCAGCAACAAAGAAGACCATCGAAGGTAACTTATTATCAACGACTAATTTAGAGCCGCCCACCATTTTTCTAACTTCACCCCCACCAGTCAGGGGTGTACTTTCATTTGTCTTCGGTAATTGTATATCGTTTTGACCATTAGAAATGTTTACTGCTAATGGCTGACCTAAGGCTAGTTCGGCCTCATTCAATATACGTCGCATACTAGTCATGCTTGAATCTAATGTCGATAACACATAATATTCTTCTTCCGTAAATTTCTTACCTTTTTCCGACATAGTATTATAGAAAGATTCCACAATTTTTCCATGTACTGTTCTCAGTTCTTTGATTTTATCCATCGAAGCATTCATGTCTTTTTTTTGCACTAATGTTTTGAATTGATCAGCCAATAAATAAAATTGGTTCATTAATAATGCTTCTTTAGTGATGCTACTTTTAATGTTATTATTTGTGGATGCTGCTGGCGTAGCTTCACCAAATATGTGTATTGTTGTTATTTTTGATATATCGACTAGAGCCATTAAAATATAATTATGTAATATATATTTTTTTATTATATTATTATATTCATTAAAAGCTCAGTTATGGAAAGCGAACAAAGTAATAATAAATGCATAACCAAATGTTTCAAAGAAGATATTAACGAAGTGTACAGTTATTTTAACCATCCGTTTATGGGCCTCTATTCCATATACAATGATGGCCGTAGCTATTGTATAAACCAACATTACAATGGCCACGTGTCTCTCATAACTTCATGTAATTCTTCTACACAAATTGATCAAAATATATTACATGCATTCAATATACCGATTGAACCATCTTCATATCTAAAATTATATTTCGGCCTCGACTCTATGAATGATATAGTAAAATATATTAAAGATGGAAAATCAGTTACATTCTCCAGTAAATCTAGAATAGTTGATTTAGCTCTAATTACATATAAAGACAGTTTTGATAACGATATTGATAAATGGATAGATATAATTAGATATGTATATATAGATATGCAAAATGATATCAGCGAGGACATAATTATCAAAATATTTAAAAAAATATTCAAGAAAGAAGAGGTAACAGAAAATACCTATCCGTTTAATTTTTTAACGAAAGTTAAAAAATATTTAGATCATAATTTACAAAAATAATATACTTGTTTTCACTAATGCAAATAATTATATATATATAATTATACATATGAGTATTCTTATTGATAGCCCGGTGCTTTCATTAACTCCCATCATAGAAACTACAGTGGTTGACCCGATTGTATCATTAACACCTATTGTAGAACGTACTGTACTCAGTCCATTCGTTGATTTAGTCCCAGTAGCAACGCGTATCAAGCTGGAGCCAGGGTCGATATTTTATGACCCTTACAGAACATATGATTTAGTATATCCAAACAGTGCGTACTATTTTTCCTATCCCGACCTAAATACAGATATCAATATTCAAAAGAAAATATTAAATAGTGTTTGGAATAAATTAGAAGATAAATGGGTGCTGTCTTACCTCAAAATATATAATTATATCAAAAAATCCGGTTCGACATACAAACTAGTCGACAGTTTGGAAGATGGAGCAGGAAAAACATCTACAGTCGATATTGAAGATAAAGCGGATTGGCTACTTACTAATTACTACAAAAAATCAGATTTGGCGGCGACAATTGAAAAATTCCGAAGCAGGTTAAACATCAACTGGTGGGATGTCAACACTTCAAAATATATATATGATCTTAAGAATTTCATATATAATCAAATAAGACGGAAAATTATGAATGAATTAGCGTAAATATTGAATTTTATATTTTATATTATATATAATCAAATAATATATAATGGAAAAAGAGCAGAGTAAAAATATTTCCCAAAAATGGTATGACTTTATATACGAGTGGCGCAAAACTATGATGTATTATCGTACATGTAGTACTTGTACTTTAGGCAATGGTGAACGAATTGCCGATGAATATTAGAAATTGAAATTATTTAATATATTTGATTTAAATAATTCTTAATATAATCAAATGAAAACATATGAGCAAAAAAGTATCTATTGTTGAGGAGTATTTACAATATGATGACAAATATTCACAAATGTATGGTCGTGAAAATACTATCGTGATTTTTGAAGTTGGAAGTTTTTATGAAATGTATTCATTAGAACTGTCTCGTCTACAAAAAATTTCTGAAATCACAAACCTAATTTTAACCAAAAAAGACAAATCAAATCCTACCATTGATATATCTAATCCATACTTAATCGGCTTTCCTAGCATCTCAATGAGTAAATATGTAAATCTTCTAATCAATAATAACTATACAATTATAGTCATATCACAAACAACGCCCCCACCTAACCCCCAACGAGGAGTGACTGAAATATTATCCCCCGCGACATACATCGATGAACTAACTACATTGGATAACAATTATTTAATGTCAATTTATATAGAAGAAATATCACATAGTATCTTTGCATGCGCCGCATCTATATGTGATGTTTCAACTGGTAAATTATATATTCAACAAATTCTGTCGGAGAAAAATGATACATCCATATCATTAGACGATATTGCAACCCTGATACAATCATATAAAGCCCGTGAAATAATTTTGACAACAAATAATTTAGTGTCTTATTCAAAAAATAAAATGATGATGTATTTGGAAATGACAGACAAATTATGTCATTACCAGACACTACAAGATGTAATCAATGTAAAAGGAAACAAAATGATAGAGAAAATCGCGTACCAGCAAGAGATGTTAAAAACTATATATAACTCGAAAAATAATTTAATTGAAGAATTTGAATTAGAAAATTACACACATGGGAGAATTGCAATGATAATACTATTTAATTATATCATTGCGCACAATTCGAATCTATTAAAAAATATCAGTATTCCACAAATTATAAACAAACAACACAATTTACAACTGATCAATAATGCATTATATCAATTAAACATATTCAATAATGACGAAAAAAATATGTCAAATATGTATTACACCGGTCAAACAGTAAGAAGTTTATTTGATATTTTGAATAAAACATCAACCGCGATGGGACGTAGATATCTTAAAAACCAGTTAATAAATCCATTAATAGATACATGCGCGATAAACACCAGATATAATATGATCGAACATTTTATAAACAACGATTCATGCAAAGTTAATGACGACTTACTTAAGATGATACCCGATATTGAAAGATTTATTCGCAAATTCTCGATAGGAAATCTACATCCGATCGATTTATTCAGTTGCATAAATGGATTAAAATATGCGTATGATATGGTACGAAAAATTGATATAAAAGATGCATCTTATTTAATCAAGAAAAATAAATTAATACAAGAAATGTACAACTTATTAATAGAATTTGATAATACATTTAATTATGATGAATTACAAAAATTTTTTATCAATGACATTACTGGATCTATTTTTAAAACTGGGCTATATCCCGATATCGATCATTTGCACGAATGTAAGAAAATATCGGAACAATATATTTACATTGTATGTGATTCGTTTAATAAGTTACTCAATGAACTCATACCTAAGAAAAAATCAAAAAAAATATTAGATGCCACTGATGATATCGAAGAAGACACATTGGTCAAAGTTGAGTATAATGATCGCGATAAATACCATTTATTGCTGACGAAACGAAGAGCAGAATTATTACAAAATTATTTTATTACGGAAAATAAGACGATTAGTGTACACGATTTAATATTGACTAAAGATCTATTTACATTTAATATGAATATGAAGGGAAATAGTTGTAAAATATTTATTCCAACTATGCAAGAGAAGTCACAACAAATAATAGAAATCGACAATAAACTCCGTATTGTCATCAAAAATAATTATATTGAATGGTTGACAAGTACATATGATAAATATGATATCCTGTTCAAAAATATAATCGACTATGTATCATATATTGATTTCATCAACTGTGGCAGTAAAGTAGCATGTATGAATAAATATTGTAAACCTGTAATTAACGATAAATATAATGGTAAATCATATTTTGATTCAAATGATCTACGGCATCCAATAGTTGAAAAAATATTAATTGACTCACATTATGTTCCTGCTACTATTGATTTGGGTACAGAAACCAAAGATGGCATATTATTGTTCGGCAATAACAGCACTGGGAAATCTACTTTGCAAAAAGCGATCGCTATCAACGTAATATTGGCCCAAATCGGATATTATGTCGCTGCTAAGACGTTTGTTTATAATCCTTATCATTCATTAATAACACGCATTATCTCAAATGATAATATTTTTAAAGGGCTATCGTCATTTGCATTGGAAATGTCAGAACTTAAAGCAATTCTTAAACGATCTAGCCAAAATACATTAGTTATAGCAGACGAATTGTGCTCTGGTACGGAACATCAATCTTCGTTGATCATAGTGATGGCGATGTTAGAAATGTTATCTAAAAATAGATGTTCTTTTATTACAGCCACACATTTACACGATATTTGCAATTTCAAACGTTTACAATCACTACATAATATTAAACTGTATCATTTACATATTGATTATGATGAAAAAAATAACGTTTTAAAATACGATAGACAATTACGTGAGGGATCTGGTGAGAGCTTTTATGGTGTTTATATTGCTAAATATATGATTAACGACAGCGAATTTTTAAAGATCGCGAATGATATTAAAGTTGAAATGTTCCCAAATATTTTAGTATCCGATAAAGTAAGTAAATATAATCCGTCATTGTTTGTTAGCAGATGTATGATATGTAATTATGTTCCGTTAAAAGATACTGATCGTCCATTGGAAACACATCATATCGTATTCCAAAAAACTGCCAGTAAATACGGTTACATATTAGATAGCCACATTCATAAGAATCATAAAAATAATCTATGTACATTATGTACGCATTGTCATGATGAAGTTGATAGATGCAATATTATAATTTACGGTTATAATACAGATGGTCAGCTATCATACGATACAAATGAAACATTAAAAAATAAACTTAATGAATGTGAGATGATAGCTAAAAAATTGATAATTTAAATCTTCGTATTATATAGTATAATTATATACTACATACTACATATATGAACACTGATCATACTACGAAAAAAAACAGACGGCCACATATTACACATCGACCACATATGTCTCTGTCATTGCCCGATAGAAATAATGATAATAAAGATATAGATGTAACGACATCCTCAATAGTTGAAGATGCGACGGAAATTATTTCCGGATTATTTTTAGGAAACGAACAATCGTCTATTAATCAAGACTTTTTGACGGAAAATAATATTTCTACTATTATTAATTGCGCGAACGATTGCATCTCACCGGAAATGACCGGTAAAGATTGCTCATTCGTCTATGTACATTATAAAATTGTCGATCATAGTGATAGTGCAAATGTATTGAAGTCTTATTTATACGGTGCCATTCAAATTATTCATAACACTTTGCAACAAGGACAAGGTGTTTTAGTTCATTGCAGAGCGGGTGTATCGCGTAGTGCAACATTTATTTTGGCATACTTAATGACCTATGGGACGAACATGAATAGTAATAAAAAAATGTCATTCAGAGATGCCGCTGAAATCGTCAAAAGTAAACGACCAATTATTAATCCAAATTTCGGTTTTTGCATAGTGCTCAAATCGTTGAGTGAAGAATATGGTTTCGACGATTAAATTTCTAATATTACTTTTCTTTTTGTTGAGATTTCATTTGTATTTGCATTTGTTTCATTATTCGCTTTTTTGCCCTTTTTCTTTACTTGTACTTCAATATTAGGTTCTTCTGTTTCACCTATATAATCTAATATATTTTTATAATATATATTAATATCATCGCAATATGGTAGATTCATTTTCATATCACATTGTATACCTAATAACATCATTCGAGCAAATGCTTTCCAGTTCAGAATTCTAATATTTACATTCGTATTTAAATGGGCATTCACTAGCGCTTCTGATGCATTCCTAGATGCTTCCTGTGCTAATTTATCTACGAAATCATTTCCTTTCCACAATATATAATGATCACTATTTTTATCTGGTTCATCCGTATGTGCTTTTATATGTTTGAATATAATCGGATATTTTTTAGTAAGTTGTACTAAACGATATATTAGCCAAATGTTATCGACTGTTTTGCCTTTTGAATTTTTCCAACCATTTGTTAACCATGTCTTACACCATGTGGTTGCACAATCTATCACATATTTTGAGTCAGTATATATGTATATTGTTTCCTCTGAGTTAGCTGGTCGTAAAGATAATAATTTTACAATACCCATAATTGTGGCTATCAATTCTGATATTTGGTTGGTTACTTTTACGACACTGCTTGAAATCAATGAATAAGAGATTGCGATTTCTGGAATATCCCCCTGTCCTGGAATGTATATACCAATACCACCTATTGCGTTCTTCTTACCATTGTTTAGCGTAGACCCATCTGTGAATATTATCATTACTATAATATATCTATATTAATGACAATATAAACTTAAATAATATTTTTCAATTTATAGTTGCCTATATTCAATATATAAAAAAATTGAAAAATTATATCTATGTAGGACCCATTATCTTAGTGATTGAGAGTAAATCTCTCAAATCCCTTCAATGTCGTCCCAATACAATCAGTACAATGATGCATTTCTTGCAAGTATTTTTGGTACAGTCAAGTCGTCGCTACCACAACCAACGAGCAACGGCTGGACATACGCCAGCAATACGCATGCATATGCACAATTCAACAATTCAGTTGGTGGTTTTTCGGTCAAAGGTGCCGGCTGTCAATGGCGTTCACAGCGCCCAAACTAGCCCATCATGATCCGCCATCGCCTGCAAAAAAACTAATTTAATCAAACCGGTTGAACGTTATTCAGTTTGAGGTGTCGTTTGTTTTCGATGTTGTCGTGTCGGTCATATTTACCGACGGTTAGTGCCCATCTTGTTTTCTTTTATATCTTATTTGATGGGCGTAATAAATGCATCCTTCTACATGTGTATGTTTTATACATGTAGAAGGATGCATTTATTACGCCCAATTTCATTTTATTTAATTAACGATTATACTTGTCAAGATATTCAGATAATTGTTCTAATGTTGCACGCCGTTTTGCATCAGTAAATACTTTCTTCAAAAAATTAATAATGAATTTTGTATCATATTCATCATATTTCTTGCATTCATTTATCACATCTTCATAAGTTATTTTTTCTATTTCACCATCATATCGTAATCCCGTTTTATCATAGTATTTATTATATCGTTTTCCATTTATATATTGTGCTATATCTAAATTTATTAACTGATGAATCCAATATAAGTGATGGACATCTTCCGAATACGAGCTATTATCTTCCTTATCCGGATTAAATATGACATCACCAGTTAATAATTCGAAGTATAGACAACCCAATGACCATATGTCGGCGCGATAATCCCATTCACAACCAATAATAACTTCTGGTGCTCTGTAATATCTAGTCTGTATTACGTCGGTGTTATCACGTGAATATGATTTAATCGTACCAAAATCAGATAATATATATTTACATTTCATTAAATCGTACTGATTAGGCATATTAAATTTTTTCTTATAATAATTTGGTAAATGTGTATCATCTTCCACACTGGAATATTTATTGCAAATTTCTTTAAATTTAATAATCATATTTCGCGCATATTTCCTTGTTAAATATCTTCTTTGCTTCTTATATTCAACTTTGTTAGTTTGATACAATACCGTTTTATGCGGTATCTTATGTAATTTTAAATTGGTATACGCCTCCGCCAACATATCATTTAATTGTCTTTGTTCATCTATATATACTTTGAATTCTGCAAATATAGGATTCAAACCTTCCACTAATATGTTTTCCGGTTTGATGTCTGTATGTATATATTTCATATTATGCAAGAATGTATTCGCTCTAATTACATCCGACATTATTTTATTTGCTATCTCTATGTCGAACCCATTGTCATAACCAGCCTGGGAAAGTAAGTGATAAACCGATCCAATACACAAATTCATTACCATACAAATATTCACGAACTTTCTTTCTTTAGGATTGTTAACATCAAAATATTCTATCAGCGTGGGTAAATTATTTTTTGACCCTCCTTTAGCCGTCATTTTTTCAAGAAACTTCGCTTCTTTTTCACCATCATAATAATGGTCATGATGTTGAATTTTAACAGCATATAAATTCGAATCTTGGATACGTATCGCCAACCATACTGCAGAAAATGTACCTGCACCAATTTTATCGATTAAGACATATTTGTTCGCCAGCGTCATATAGGCAAATTCTTCCCCTTTTGTCTTATCATAAGGTTCGGAAGAGGAGCTACAAGAACTATCAGAAGACATATTAATACTATTATCTAAATGTATAAATAAACAGGGAAAGGAACGCATTGATATAAAAATTGAACTTTTTACTTTCTATTATATTGTAGTTATATTTACCACTATGGCTACCATCAAGAAACCAAACCAATTTGCCGTAATTGATCATAATGGGAATAATATTTATGCAAACTTCAAACGAGATGTTTTAGACATTCATAATGCATCTATTAACCCTCGAATATATAATTACTTAAATTATATATTCGACAAAAAACAAGAAATTGATATTATTAGGGATGCGAATCATATTGGCTACAAAGTAAATGATAAGATTTTGGTACTAACAAATTTGTTCTTTCTTTGTGCGCGTAAAAACAGGGTGTCTTTAATGCAACGTATCGTCACACATATCAAAGAATATTATCCAAAAAATAATCAAGAATATATCAATTTTATGATAAATGCATATGATCGCGGCAATACGCCACTAATGCATGCCGCATACAATGGCTCGATTTCTTGTCTAAAAATTTTATTGATTTGGGGAGCAAATATTAATGAGATCAATTCATACAACGAAGATATTGTTAGTGCCGCTAATAATGGATTGGCGGCGAGGATTAAAGAAAATCCAACTTACGAATTATTCGAAAACAAAAAATATCAAGAAGTTATTACATTCATTGACCACTGGAAGATGAACGGCCATCAGTTGATGTTAGAATTAAATGCGGAGATGAAATTTCAATTGCCAAACAGCGAGAAAAAAGGTAAAATCGATCCAAGTACAGACATACAAGGACAGATCGATCGATTATTACTGACATATATCGAAAATTCAAATGGTAATTTAATGAAAGAATTGTTTGAGGAAATTTCTTCAAACAAATACATCATTGACAAATCTATCATTAAGAAGTATCAAGAAGATCTGATTGAAGATTTCGAAGATATTTACGAGAAGTACGTGAAACCATGCATCTCACAATAAATTGAAATTTATATGTCTTATCGGCTAAAACATACTATTTATTTATTCATGTCTACTACCCATAAATTATATACACTACTAAATCTGAGTCAAAACGCTTCCGCCGATGATATTAAAAATGCATACAAGAAATTGGCAGTTAAATTCCATCCTGACCGATGTAAAGATGCTGCTAAAAAAAAAGAATTTGAAGAAAAATTTAAGGAAATTTCACATGCTTATGAAATTCTTTCAAATACAGACAAGAGACATATTTATGACCAAGTGGGCGACGATGAAAATTTGGACGAGATTATACGTCAAAATGACTCATCATCTCATGAATTTTCAGGTTTTCCTGGCTTTGCTCGTGGTGGACAGATTCATTTCAATCCGGATATTACATTCGCCATCCGTTTGTCATTAGAAGAAATTTATGCGGGCAAAGAAATCTCTAGGCCTATTAAACGTGTCATATTAACTATAAAGGGTCAAACACCATCTCAAACATATGAAAATGACACTGTTACCATCAGAGTTAAACCGGGTACACGCAGTGGAGAACATATTATTTTGCACGGCCAAGGAAATAAAATAATAGCGGATGGAAGAATTCAGACCGGAAATGTTATTTGCGTCATTGAAGAAATACCACATGCGTCATTTGTCAGGTCTACACAACAACCACTCCATCTTATTTATAAACATAAAATATCCGTATTCCAAGCGTTGCTCGGACAATTTACTTTTCCAGTGACAGGTATTGATAAAAATGTTTTCAATGTAACTATTGGTAAAGTCGTTACCAATCCGGAAACTGTCATATGTATAGAAAACAAAGGTATGCGTAACGATAAAGGCAAATACGGCAATATTTATATAATGTTTATTATTGAATATCCAAATGATCTAACCGAAGAACAGCGACTAGCATTAAATTGCTTTGTCAGTTCTAAAGCCAGTGACGGACAAAACAATCTTAAAATAAGCTATACCACTGTCGATAAATTACAAAAAATTATTGATAGTCCTGATCCAGAAGAAATGCATGGCAATGCCAGAATGCATGCTCAACAATGTCCTATGCAATAAAAATTGATATATTATTTACATATATATTTAATATTATTATTTTATTATATTACATTACATAATGATGAAAACTAGATGCACATTCGACAAAATAATTATCGACCAACCTAATAAAAACTCTATTGCTATCCGTATAAGAATCGAATCAAATCCACATAACGTAAATCTTTATGTGTTAGATCAAATCGCAGATAAACATATAAGGTCCATAACTGCCTATATGCATACAAATATGCAAATTAATAAGAAATATGACATATATTTGTTGAATGATAATAACGAACACGTTTTAATGAATGTATATAAAAAACGAATGCATATAGATGTAAATGATATCGATAATGATGTCATTAATAATATAGAGGTAAATATAGATGTAAATACATATACAGAATATGAAAACAGACCACTTAAAAGAAGAAAATTAGATGAATATTTACCAGCGACTGGTACTAAATATTTTCAAAATAACGATTCGATAGGTTATCTATTAAATGTATTAAATATTAATACTGTCGAAGATCTCATACATTTTATATGCGACAATTCATATGTCACTAAAAAGTCGGAACAGATGAATTTCATTAAAAATTTTATATTCGAAAAAGGTAACAAGTTCGAAAAAGTTATTATTGACAAAATATTAAATAGAATTAAACATACCGATTTAACGTTTGCACAAATCGTTACCGACAAACCTAACCATAATATGTATGATCAATATTTACGCGATACAACCGCAGCTATGAACAACAATGTCGACATTATTTATCAAGGAATGATCCAAACTAACCATTCATCAGTGAAATGTAAATTTAGAGGCTTCCCGGATCTGATCGTTTCAGGTAAAGCATTTAAATATCTATTTAATAATTATTTTTCAAAAAGTACAAATCAAGTGTCTTATGTGTCAACTAGTTCGGATAATTACATAATAATTGATATTAAATCAAGTAATATTCCATTAAACGTAGATGGTATTACTTGTAGGAATACTGATTTATTAAAATTATATAAATTACAATTAGCGACGTACAGTTATATATTAGAGGAAAATTTAAATAGTGGCAAAGTTGAAACATATTTATTGCCTCATTCGGCTAAATTGGAATATTGTTCTGATTCCAAAGATCATGTAGTCTATTATAATAATATTACAGATAGCGTAACTAATGAAGGCAAATTATTCGTGTGCAAAGTAGATGTAGCTGACAAAGATAAATCATATAGTAAACAACTTACGTCTATTTATGAAGAGTATAATGTATGTCGAAATGTGTATAATAATATTGTAAATGGTAATGAAGCATCTATTAAATTTTTATACGACAAACAAGTGGGTGAATTACAGAAAATATTATCGTCAGATGATCATGAAAAATTACAAGAAATTATTAATTGTGATCAAATGCTGAATTTGAATGAAGAAATTATTCGCAGCGACTATATGAAAATATTTACGAATCCATTTGTACGCGGTAGTGCCAAAATGTCAGACAGATTAGAAGTCAAATTATGGATTGCTAAACAGACAAGATCATTAAGTCTATTACGTGGATTTAATCGCGATCAATTGCAAGACATCAAATACAAAAAAGGAATAGTAAGCTATATCCAAACAGATAGCTTACTAAATTATGTTGATGCAAATATTTCACGGGATAAAAGTCTAATCTCAAATATTATAAAAGCAAATGATCCAGACCGTATATGGCCTATTTATTGCAGAGACTTTAAACATAAAAAAGCGGAATTCGAAAAAACTATCATGAATAAAAAAATGATATTATGTCTTGATTTTGAAACAATTCCAAACAAATTAATCACTAGTATGGTAAATCGTCATTATGATTATCAGCCAGATCAGGAATACGAAAGTTTTGGGCATCAGCAAACTGTCTTTATGATCGGTTGTAATGCATTCCGGAAATCTGCACATAATAATGGTTTTCTTGAATTTGAAGATTCTAAACGTCAATTCATCTTACAAAATATAAATACTATAGAACAAATTAACAAACAAGTGGCAGAATTATTTAAAAATTTAAAACAGTATATTCGTGATTTATTACGCACACATAAACTTAAGAAAGCAGACGTTGGTTTTGTTATTTGGTCGCCGTTCGAAATTGCAGTTATGAAAAATATAAATTCACTTAATTTTGAACTATTATTCGAAGATCATATACCCACGCTGTATGGTATCGAAATAATAGATTTAATGGATATGTATTCAGGATCCGACGCAATAGGTGTACGTGGAGCGTTTGATTGTTCAATTAAAAGCATTGCAAAAGGTCTTAAACCATATTTGAAACCCGTGAAAATACGTGACGAGTACGGTGAAGATGTAGCAGAATATTGGAACAAAGAAATAATCAATGGAATGGATGCAATGTATTATGCATTATTCTATTATATAAATATGCGTGAAAACATTGACGACCAAAGTATAAGGGACAAATTTCTACATATCTGCTATTATAATGATATCGACTGTACGATCATGTGTCAACTCATAAATGCAACATACTTGCTACTTTAACTTAAAGGACATATGAATGTAATAGATATGTATGCACTATAGATAATATCAAAAATACCGTTGTTCCAAAGGATAGTTGCACCAGTTCTTTACCGTTGTTACTAGTTGCACCAGTTCTTTATAAAACTTGATAGTTTGGTCAACCAAACTATCAAGTTTTATAAGAACGGACAACAGTAACAAGGGTTAAATTTATTATATTAACGCTCCAGCGTTAATATAATAAATAGATTTCTTTATAAAAGTTATAAACTTTTATAAAGAAATTGTTTACCGTTACCTATGCCTAATTTGACTGAATTAGGTAGACGTTTAGCTGGCTGTTGAAATTTTGAAATTTATATATGTTAGTTATTACTAATATATATATATATTTAATGAGTGTTAGGCGTCAACGAAACGATGATACTGATGATTATATGCAATTATTAGACAGTTCGATCGGTCTACCGTCAAATATGAAAAATTGTCAAACCAATTTGAAACTGATAGAATATAAAAATCGTCTTCAGGCTAAACATGTATCAAATGAAATGATTATTAATTTGAATGTCAATCATGATAAGAAAACTGAATTACTAATTTTGAAAGCGGAATTAAATGACATTGCCGAAGAACAAGGAGCGCGGGGCAAGTATTTGCGAAAATATCTTGAATTATATAATGCATATACTGAATGTTCTGCTAATAAAGATGCAACGTACCGTACACATGATTATGATATTCATAATCCAACAAATGAATATCTGAGACGTTTAGAAACATTAAAATTAGATCTTTCTAAAAAAACTATCATCTACTCTAAGATTATGCAATTATCATCATGTGAACATAACGAAGAATCGCATAATTTGCGTGTTTGGTTAGATTATATAACATTATACCCCTGGAATGTAAAACGCAATATTGAGCGTCCTACGTCGTTAATAGAAATTCAAAAAGAAATCGCTATACTTAAGGCGAATGTAAACAGGGAAATTTATGGCATGGACGCTGCCAAAGAAGAAATGCTAAGATATTATTTGGATTTTAGAATGGGTAATAAATCTATGTATACGATTGCTCTCGCTGGCCCGCCCGGTGTTGGTAAGACCATCTTTTTTCAAGTCTTCGCCAAATATATTAATATGCCTTTTAGAATCGTTCAAGGAGGATGTATAACAGATGTAAGTTATATTCAAGGGGGTCATAAAATGTATATTGGATCTTCTGCTGGTTGTATTACCGATGCAATACAGGATGCTAAATGTGAAGATGTAATGGTAATATTAGATGAATTAGAAAAAATATATGATAATGTGAACCCATTAGCGATTATGAATCAAATAAATCATATGGTAGATAGGTCTTCGAATCATATGTTCACTGATCATTATGTGGGTTCTAGTTTACCGGTCGATTATTCAAAAATACTGTTTGCTGCTACATTAAACGACAAAACTAGATTATCCGATGTAACTGATAATAGATTATGTTTAATTGAATTAAATGGATATTCTATCAAGGAAAAAATAGAAATTGCTAAAAATTATGTTTTACCAAAGATGATAAAAGAATCTATTTTTAAAGATAATATATTGACCATAGATGATAATACATTACAATATATAATTGAGAAAAAGATTGAACACGAACCTGGAATACGAAAATTACAGAATGTGTTCAAACAAATTATATCTAAAATGCAATTTACATATATATCTGCACTAAAGTCAGATAAAGTGGGAATGGAAATGTATACGATTACAAATAAAATGATAGATGAGATTCTCAAATAAATTTAAGTTTATTTAAACTATTTATGGAGATTATTTTATTTTTTTAATTATGGAAAACTCACATTATCAGTCAGATATATATGTTAACATAGCCGATATATATAATAACAATATATCATCTATACGGGGCGGGGCGAAAATAGATTTTCCCCCAACTAATGACGCCGATTTTCAGAAAAAAATAGCCAAGATTTTTGGCAAATATAAAATAACTAAGAGGCCAACCTTCAAGGAAATATGTTTCCCCGAAAAATTCACCTATCAATTGCCTCAACTTTTTGTATCTGAATTTATTAACCCAAAAACACCATACAAAGGACTATTATTAGTACACAAGATTGGAGCGGGCAAAACTTGTGCAGCTGTGCAAATTGCAGAACAATGGAAACACAAAAAAAAAATTATATTTGTTTGTCCTGCTTCTCTTATTGGAAACATATACAAAGAATTACGTTCTCAATGCGCAGGTAATGAATATATTTCTGAAAAAGAACGTACGCTTTTAAATACATATAGACCAGATTCCGATGAATATGAATCATTATTAGAAAAAATTAATAAACGAATCAATAAATATTACACCATTATATCGTATAATAAATTTGTAGATTTGTCAGATAGACATAAATTAAATCTTGATAATGCATTGCTTATAATTGACGAGGTTCAAAACATTGTATCCGAACATGGTACATATTATCATACATTCCTGAGAGAAATCAAAAATGCTCCTCATAACATGAGAGTTGTCATCATGTCAGCAACACCAATTTTTGATAAACCAATAGAGCTCGCATTGACAATTAATCTACTGAGAGCAAAGGAAAAAGAAATGATCCCAGTTAGTTCTAAATTTAACGAAACATTTCTAAAAGCAAAAAAAGATAAAAATGGCAATATAATATATGATATCAAAAATGTAAATAAATTGAGACGATTATTAATAGGATATATATCATTTTATCGAGGTGCACCAGATCATGCCTTTCCGAAAAAAATAGTCAAAATAGTTAAATGTCGCATGTCACCATATCAATATTCTTGTTATAAAGCCGTGGAAAAACAAGAAGGTGGTTTACATATGAACGATATCCTCAAATTACCAAATAATTTTTTCATTGGATCCCGTATGATTTCAAATGTTGCATTCCCAGATAGATTAATTAAAGAAGATGGTTATGAAGCATTTACCGGAAAAGCGACCAGGGAAGATTTAGAAAAATATTCAATCAAATTTTTTAAAATTTTAAAAAATATTAAACGATGCAAAGGCACCTGTTTTGTATATTCTGCATTTAGGGAATTTGGAGGAATACAATCATTTATACGTGTTTTGGAACACAATGGTTTCAAAAGTTTTAGCGGTTACGGACCTGGTAAAAATAGATATGGTGTATGGAGTGGTAGCGAAGATCTTTCCTTGAAAGAAATGATTAAAGATTATTTTAATAAAAAAGAAAATGAAGATGGCTCTATGCTAAAAGTGATCTTAGGTAGTCCAGCTATCAAAGAAGGTATCTCATTATTACGCGTGAGACAAATACATGTCATGGAACCGTATTGGAATATGTCACGTCTAGAGCAAGTCATCGGACGTGGTATTAGATTTTGTTCTCATAAAGATATGAGACCGGAAGATAGAGAAGTGACCGTGTATATATATCTTGCAGTAGATCCTCGAAATGAAAAATTGACGGTAGATAGACACATTTTAAATATGGCATATGAAAAAGATAAATTAACAAAACAATTTGAACAAGTAATTAAAGAAAGTGCAGTTGATACTTATTTATTCAATAATATTTAATAAAAGTTTATAACTTTTATAAAAAAATCTATTTATTCCGAATGACCGAAGATCGGTAAAGAACTGGTGCAACTATCCTTTGGAACAACGGTAATGAAATCTAAAGATTTATGTTTGGACACATTTATTTTATGAAGAAGCTCTTCTCAAATTTTGGAACAGTACAACGTCAGCTATGGAGCCACAGTTTATACGACACATACCTGAACAATATATGACAAAAGAGTTATGCGACTTAATAGTTAACCTCGACAAGTATGACAATTAACAATTTTTTATTTATATATTTATTATATTAACTATGACTGACAAAGATAAATTAATAAAACACTTGGAAAACGATATATATTGTCGTTTAGCACCATCCTCTATTAGCGGTATCGGCGTAATTGCTATCAAAACTATTCCCATAAATACCGATCCGTTCAAAACTTTATCTAGTCACAAAGATAAAGTTGTTCAATTATTAGAAAACGATATTTCACATCTAGATAAAAACGTACATAAAATACTTGCTGATTTCTTCGGTAATAATGATCGTTCAACTGGAAAAAAAAGAGTTATTTATGACGTATTGTCTTCTGGTCCCAATAATATTAATATTTCATTTTACCTTAATCATTCTGATGAGCCAAATATATCGATTATTGATACAAATAATATATATCTTTCATTCATATCTAATAGAGAAATTAAAGTCGGTGAAGAACTAACTATCGATTACAACCAATATGAATACTAAAAAAAATAATTAATAAAGTTTATATTTAAACATAAAAATATTAATTTATTATATATGCAGGAACATCCGAGTTCGTCCATTAATACACAGACACAGTTAGAATTATTATCCGAAATTACAACAATTAAAGGAGCTTCGGCATCTTCATTAATTACGTTAGCTATTCCGGTAAATCATTCGTGTCTTTAGTGCTTTTATAACCAAAGAAAAAAGCAGTGCAAATAATATTAAAGATAGAAATAATAAAACAAATGTAATTAGATGCTTAACATTGATTGAAAGTCAAATAAATTATATTAACGAATATAATAAGAAAGGATTATTTATTTTTTGCGGCATCGATGAGTATGGTATTGAACTATTTTACTGTTTCGAACCAACTATTTTAAGTACTATGTTTTATTATAGTTGTTCATCAACATTTAATGTTGAAGTCTGTCTCAAATATTTCCAACAATACGATGGCGCCATTATTTTCGCTTCCGGCGAGATTTGCCATATTTATACTTATGATCTTAGTTTAGGTAAGTTCGCATCTATCTGTTCATTCGATTCAATGATACCCAATCATCACAATAAAGGGGGTCAAAGTTCTGCACGTTTTGGTAGGATTGCCGACAATATCCGTAATAAATACATAATAACGATTGTCGAAAAAATAAATAAATATCTGGCCGATAAATCTAATAATTGGATATTTGGATCGAACGATATCATGGATGACGTATTTAGTAGAAATACTGAAATTAGGTGTAAATTAAATAGAGGAGGCCATATTGAGTTCGACAGGAAAACTATTGACAATGTACAATTATGGTTGCAATATTTGAAACAGGATAATACCAATGATAATATTATGAAAGACATAGTTGAATATTTGGACAAAGGAATATTAATAACATTCGACCATACATTATATGACATGTGCGAATATATTATAACGAATGGATCAATTGAAATAAATGATCCTGATAATAAAGTTTACAAATTAGGACCAAATAGCAAATTTTATGGCAAATTGAGGGATTTTAATTTCATCGGTAAATTATATTATGAACTGGACGTGACTCATTATAATGAAGAGTAAATATGAATATTATTAGTTTATTATAATCATATACAATCGTCACATACATTTTTTCCACATGATATATTTAGTTTTTCTGTCGATGTAAGTATTGAACATCGATCACATATAAATATATCATTATCCCGTCTTTTAACATAACAATTTTTGCAGAGATTCATCCTATCTTCCACTATTAATCCATCATCCACACGAATATACTCCTCACAATAATCACATATAAATTTTTTACACATACGATATTCATAACATTCATTACATTCACGATTCATCATATCTACATATATACCTTTATTCGGAAAAAATAACTCATGAAGACAGCCATCCTTGCGGTAATATTTTGTTCGAAAACAAGTAACACATTTAATTTTGTGTTGATTTTTCCAGCATTCCTCATTGCAATATGGTACCGCGCAAAAGCTACCATAGGAATCATCCCAATACGGTTCTTCATCATCATCATCATTTAATTCTTTTTTACAAAATGGACAATAAAATGTCTTTCTGGTCCAATCACTGTTCATCCGCTATTATTTAAAGATATATAGTATATCTTTAAATAATAGCGGATGAACAGTGATTGGACCAGAAAGATAGCAGTAAGAAGCTAACTGCCTCGGCTTGACCCAATTATTTATAAAACTCAATGAACATATATTGTTATTTGTCGATTATATTTCTTATACTGATTGTACTTCGATCACATCTTGATGAGCTTCCACCACGCCCAATTTTATCATAATTGTATTCTGAAGTTTTTCATAGGTTGGGTGACGCAGATAAGAATGCGAACAGGTATAGTTCCTAATCTTTTCCCCCGTTTCACCGTCATAGGTACATATACAACGATCCTGTGGAGATGTTACGTCATAATCTATCAATGTTCTGCTGGATATTTTAATTTCATTATTGGAAGAATTCCTAAAAGAGATGGTCAATTTGGTGATATTGGCTAATATTCCTTTATCGAATACTTTATCTTGATAACTGGTGTCAAGATATAGATAATCACCATTTATGTAATCTGGGAATAATAACGAAAAAGTATTGTTTATACTTTGTTCCGTCGTATATTCATAATTACTATCTAATTCTTTAATATTCATCATCAAATATCTATCATCTTCCAATGATGTATTACTTAACACGTATTCATAATATGAATTAGCAGTATATGCATACGTACCTGGCGCGCCTGTGTAGGTAAATTCGTATACATGATCTATAATATCTTCAAATACATCATTTTTAGGACTGAATTTAATTTTATATGGTGCGGTTGTGTTTTGTTTATCCACTATGATCCAATAATTCGCATTACCCTCATTTGTCGCCGCATTCGCCGTATAACCAGCAGGCATCGCCCCCGCGATATATGCATCTATTAACGCTTGTTTTGTGTTTAGGCCATCTATCTCGATTGTTACTTTTTGTATACATTTATTATCTAAAAATAAATCATATCTGATAATGTAATACACATCACCGTCATTCATTTCATAATAATAAAAATAATAAGTTACATTGGATGAAGCTTGTAAAAAACTACCTATTTTCTTCTGATAAGGCACCGTAACATTAGCATTCACCGCTACGCTCGCGAATAATGCTATCATGTTATTTTCAGTACCCGTCGTAGTAGCATTCACATTATACTTGCTTATAAAATATCGTCTTGGTACAGTAACGCTGCGAATATCAATATATTTAACTCCTTTGAACAGTCGCGAAATATACGCATTCGTATTTCCACTCACAGGATTAAAATCCACTCTATAATTAAACGGATTTGGATATTGCTCTACGTCTCTATTGTTAGAATTTATATATATTGTATGATCGACAACATGCTCTTTGACACCTCTGATATTACTGTCTAATAAATTCATTTCGATGGGATCAGTCAGTTTTGTTGGTATTACAGATCTATCTAATCCTATTTGATCTTCCTTCGATACGGTATTATTATGTGTTTGTTCAAGTGTCTTTTCATTAGTTCTCATAGATGTTTTAGTCGACGTCATTGTATCTATTTTTTTAAATAATTCAGTGACATCATTGTCAATCAAATCGTATGAATTATATTGATGTCGCGGTGCAGTATAGCCGCCAAGATTGCTACCATGGGGTGGATTATACGACTGTCCGAGTTTGAACTCCTCATTTGTGTGAGATGTGTTATCTGTTACTATATGTTCATCTTTAAACAATGGTTGAAATTCCTGTCTGCTATACATCATATTAATTGGTGCAATTTCTCCATATGTTTCCACTCGACCCAATGTAGAAGCATCCGGCCGACTGCGATATTGTACATTATTTTGATCATATGCTCCTTTCATGATATATGTTTTGCTCCGGTCGCCGTTCATAATTATATAAAGCAAACTGATATTTTTTTAAATAATAATACGCATTTAATTGATCTATATTATAATATGCATAAATAATTGAAATTTTATTTATTTATTACAGATGAATACTTAGGTTATATCTATTAATGAAGCCGAATAAATCCGAATCCTTCCAAGTGGTTAAAGAGATCAAAGCAATCAGCAATGAATACGTCTCTGCTCTTAACAAATATATTAAAAAAATGCGAGAATCATATAGTTCAGAACTTAATAAGGTGCGTATAGATTTATTGCATCATATCGCTGAAGATTATGGGATTCCAGTCGAAGAATTAATGTCAAAATATATTAAACGTCGTCATGATGATGATGCATTCGAGTCCAATATGATATTGTTAGACAGTTATGACGACAAGGGTGACAGTAGTGAAGATACAAATCAGATAAGCACTGAACGACACAATCATCAAACAAAAACCAATGTAACCTCCCATCCTACACATAACATGGATCTACTACATAAAATTACCGTTAATGACGATAATTATTATGTAGATAATAAGGAGGGAGGTAATATATATGATGTTGAAATGAATGTGATAGGCAAATTAGTGAATGGCAATCTCGAAATTGATAAAGTGCAAGCGGACAAATATATGTGCAAACGAAAGAACATTGAATATTCACAACAAATAAATCGATTAATTGAACATTATACAAATGTACTTCAACAAAATAATATTCCACAATAACGATAATTATATTTTATTTATTTAATGAATTTTAAATTATGATACACTTTTAAATATTATAATTTCTATCCTTCATATTATTTATAATATGCAATTAGTTTCACTTGATAATTTAATTATAAACAAACATATAAATTATCCAACTAATTATAATTACGTTGACTTATCTTCTTTACAAGCGCTCGATAATAAGCTATGGGGCGGAGCATCAGGTGGTGCGTATGTCGGTAAGAACCCCAAAATAGAAAAGTCAGATTTTGAAGACCAAAAGTGTGCACCGGCCAAAAAATTCGATAATAATTCTTGTTTCACTTTGGTAGCTCTGAAAGAAATGGCACATGCATTTAACACATTCGTTTATATGAAAATTATCAAAGATAAAAAACCTATCACTATTTCCGATGATAAACTAAGTCTAATTGAGCAACTTGATGACCGTCTACAAGATATTTGCGATGATCAACTCTGTTGGATTGAACAAGATTTTATGAATATTGTTAAAAAAAAAAGACCCGAAATACACAAAGATATATTAGAGAATACATTCAGACCAGAAGGTCCAGAAGGTCGTTTCACATGGCTAAGTACTACAGACATCGACAATATATTAAAACAATATCATTTCCATAAAGATTTTAAATTTTTGGGAACAGTTCCGATTGATTTCGATGATTTACCAGCCTTGGGTATTAAAGACCTAAATTTCGACCAATTATACAAGGATGGTATTCATAAAATAGGTATTGTTTTTAATACTGATGAACATTATAAATCGGGTACGCATTGGATCGGATTATATGCCGATCTCAAAAAATGCCAAATTTATTTTAGTGATTCATATGCTAGAGTGCCAGATGATAGAATTCGCGAATTTGTAAGACGTATTGCATTATGGTGCGCCAAAAAACATCTAGGATTCAAAGGTGATGCTGATGCAAAATTTATGATGAAGGATCGAAAAAATAACGTCGAAAGATTACCAGGGATGGATATTAGATATAATCAGACCAGGCATCAATATAAGGATTCAGAATGTGGCATTTACAGCCTTAATTTCATCTTATGGTTATTAGAAGGTAAAACATTTGACCAATACATTGCTAAGCCAATACCAGATGACGAAATAAATGAATTTAGAAAGGTATATTTCAGATATAATTAGCAATTGGCATACAAATATTTGAAAATAAATCATTTACGTCATATATTATTGTTTGAGAGTTTCTATTATGATTCCAATAACGTAATTTATAATATTTAATATTGCCATTTCTAAGATTAGATCTAGCAGAAAAATACAGATTAGTGACTTTATTAGATTACTGGAATTAAATTTTTATTTATTTAATAATTCTAAATTAGATAAATGATTAATATATATAATTTATTATAATGCCGGAAGGTCCAGAAATTTGTCTATTAAGTCAATATTTATCAACTGTACTTCGAGGAAAGATTTTATTGAAGTTAGTCATTTTATCAGGAAAATATGCGACTAATCCATTCAATAATGCACATTTATTGGATGGTAGCAATAACTATGTAATAAAGGATGTTAATTCCAAAGGTAAGTTAATTTACTTCGAATTGGAACATGTCATCACTAAAAAAATAATATATTTGACCAGTCATCTAGGATTATCTGGTTTTTGGACAATCAACCCCACTACAGATAAATCATGGCGTATATTAATTAATATAAGTGATGATATAATGCTTTTTTACCAAGATGATAGAAATTTTGGTAACATTAATGTGTACGATGACTATGCATTATTTATGGATAAAATAAATACATTAGCGCCCGATATTGTAAAGACAAACATAAATACGAATGACTTATTATCAATATTTACCGAGTATATTAATAATACCAAAAAAGATCCATATATTGTCAATCTATTGATGGATCAGAATGCAATAGTATCTGGTATTGGAAATTATTTAATGGCTGAAATATTGTATAATGCAAAAATAAGTCCTTTCCGGAAACTAAAATCATTATCAAAAGAAGAAATATTAACATTATCCATGTCGATCAAATATATAGTTAAATTGGCATATTATAATAACTCTACCGGTTATATGACTCAATTTGATAAAGTATTTGTAAATGGTAAATATATTGATTTCGTAGAATATCATAAACAAAATATCGGTGTATTATATCCAAATTATCATCAGGATATAATTTTAAATACAAATGATAAGTTTATCTTCGAAGTTTATGGCAAAAAAATAGACAAATATGGCCACAAAGTAGAGGCAGATAAAACATTGCAAAAGGGTAGATCAACATATTGGACTCCAACGGTGCAAATATAAACTATTGTTCTATTAAATTGCATCTTTCCGCTTCAACTGACCATTTGCATTGTTGTTGGCTATCAACATAACATTCTTTCGGCCCAATTAGATCTGGTATCGGACAGGGCGTAGTATTAAGACGAGCTTGATTCAATTGATAATTACGTTGATTCATTTTTCTTTCAATCATATCTATTCTTTTCATTTCCATTTGATGACGTTCTAAGTTGTCAATATACAAATACAAACCATATATCAATATAGCGACCAATATGGAAAAATATAGATAACGGGAACTGAACATATTATTAACATACAAATTATTTAAATTTGTAAACTAATTTAATTTGTTGAATCTTTCTCTCCTGTCATATGTTGATCTAATGCTTTATCTTTATCTTTTTCTGCTACTACTCCTTTTATGACTATAGTAAAATTAAAATTGCTATATTCTTGCCAATATGGTCGGTTAGATTCATTCATAAAACAAAAATCCAAATATGTTAAATTATTAATATATGGTTTTATTATCAGACCTATATTACCTACGATTTTATCGGATGATAGATTTACTTTAGCAAATGGCTTTTTCTGGTCTATATTCATTACATAACATGACATTATCTTGTTTATTTTCAAGTTAACTGCCGTGCTTGCTCTGAATTTCTCGCTTTTAATGTCAGTTACTGCAAATCCTAACGTGCTATATATATCATATTGATCTTTTATTAATGTAAATTGAATATTCTTTTTCGATCTAATTTGAACTATATATTTCGTTGGATCATATCCTATCGCAATATCATATTTATCTAAGACCAAATTTAATTTAGATATTAATACGTCTAACTCATAATTACCTGGTTCCACTAATATTTCTAATACAGATCTGCCATTATAGTCTTTACCATATCTATAATTAATATATTCCGACTTTTCTGTAGTCGGTTCATAATCTCCTACATCAGCCAAATTAAATTTATTATTATATGGACTTATATTAAACATTATTTTATTGAAATTTTGTTCTATTAATGTTAATTGCATCATATTATCTATTATATATGGTAATTCGTATCTATATATCGGTTTCTCCTCATCTATTTTTTGTAAATCACTATATTCAATTACAAACTCATGCTCTCCTCCAAATATTTTATAGTCATATTTCTTTATAGTAGCCAATACTTCTTCTTTTTTTCTGTCTAATATAACCTCCATATTTTCTTGTTTTTTAATAGCAATTTCTAAACGGTAATGTTCATCTTTGATTTTCGCCAGTTCTGTTATTATCTCATTCTTTTTGTTCTCTAATAGTTGCGCTTTCTCTATGTCCACAGTGCCTACTTTCGATTTTAAATCTTCTAGTTGATTATTTAATGACATATTTACCGTCTTATATTGTTGTATTTCGCTATTTAACTGATTTATTTGCATTACTAAATCAGTTGGATTCGACGGATTAATGATAGTATTTTTATTCTGTAGTTGCGCTCTTAAACTACGTAATTCATTCGCTAGTAATATTTGGTTCTCATACATCTCTTTGATGTCATTAATTGGAGGCATAGCTGTTGAATGTGTCTCCATAGGTCGTCTATTAATAGAGGCAATCGCTTGTTGTCCATGGTCAGGCAATGCCATCATGTTATTTTGTATTGGCTGGCGCATTGGCTGCATTTGTTGCATTTGCATTTGTTGCATTTGTGGTTGTCGCATCTCTGGCGGTGGCGCAGTGTTATTGCCACCGCTAGTCAATTGTTGGATAGATGATGACTGACCTGTTTGTGGCACATTTGCCGCTTCTGTACGTAATTTTTCCATGCGTTCGTAAGCCGCCCCTGTGTCTCTTTCTTGGAATTGATCAAATAACTTCGGATCAATTCCCGTCGTAAATTGATTAAGATTGCTTGCATATTGATCCGCAGTGTTATATGCCATCGCATCTATCGGATGGTCGGTTGAATATTGTTCTAATATCGGACTATTATAATTGTCTGTACCTGTCATTTTACCGGACAAATCGACCTGACCGTTCATTCCCTGTCTTTGCTGATATTGCATTTGATTATCTTGTTGTGAATGATGTGGCATCTGATTATTCATTGATCCTTGCATATGACTATCTTGTTTTTGTGATGGTTGCGGAGCGTGTTTATAATCTTTCTTTCCATTTTTATCACGTGGGATTAAAAAGTCAGGGACCTCCTGCGGTGCCATTGGCCGTAGCGGTATCGCTCTGTTTCTCTCCTCTGTCAAGCTCTCTATTCGTTTACGTGGATCATCCATTGTATCGTCCATATCATCTCGCATATTACGATCATTAATTGGTCGTTGTTGTGTTATATACGGATTGAATTGCTTGTTTAACGTAGATCCGTTATCTATTGGTGCGAATCCTTGATTTCTAATAGATGGTTGAATTGATCTATTTTGATGTGTTGAATTGGTCAGCCAATCAGAAATTTTTGTAAGTATCTTACCATTTAAAGATGTTAGTGCTGCATCTAATTCGTCTTTAGATTTATTGCGTACTTTATTTTGATCGATGGATTTATTCAGCGTCTTCATTTCATCGGTGAGTATTTTAATCAGTTCAGACTTTTTATCTTCTGTCAAATTAGCAATCCTATTTTTTCTAATAATAGTATTGTACAAATTGGCAATGTTGTTTTTATTCCAAAAAAAATTATCCATTGTTCCTATAATGAAATCATTTTAGTTATTATATATTTTTTTTTAACCAATTATTATTTATAATGAATAACATCAATATCGGTTTAAATAATACCATATTACGTAAATCTTCATTCAAAGACGAAGATAATATTAAAGTGATAGCAGATGATCTACGATTCGATACAAATACAAAAAATACAACTGCCGTAAATTACAATGTTATGTTAAGCAAAGGAATACATATCGACAGTGGCAATCGCGACATCACTTATTTTCCTAGTCCTTATAATTTTGTCGTATATATCGGTAATCATTATCGAATATATGATAATGCAACTGGTCGCGATATATATGTCGAACCCCGTATACAAAAAAAGATACCTGATATTTCAAGTATCAATTTGTCAAAAATTATTATTCCCCTATATACCATGATTAATAAGAGGTCAATTACTCCTTTGGTAGGCACATTCACAAATATTAACAATTATATCTTACTAAACCACGACAACATTAAAATAGACGACTCGTTTCTAATATCTGATAAATTTATTACTATCGTCAGTATGTCGTCTATTAAAATAAATTTTATATTAAATTATGATACTTCTACTGTATATAGTTATAATTATGATGACACATTTTCATTTACTACTGCATTTGCATACACTATTAACAATGACTATAATTCCAAAAAAGAACGTGTTTTACATCTATTAATTAAAGAATTAGATGACAATAACGAACATCATACGTCATCCATTATATCAACGTTCAAACTATTTCCTAAATCATTAAAAAATAAATATTTATATGCGAATACACACAACATTAAAAAAGTGTTCGATGTACAACCAAGAAAATTAAATAAAATATCTATCATATTGGCCGATTGTAACAATAATGAAATTAAAATTAATTATTTAGATCAAGATGTATCGTCTACTGCGAACAAATGTTATTGTATTAATTCGTCCAGAAAATATTCGTGCCCTTGTAATTACATTTTACATCCATATAACAGATATCATCAAATGACTCTATTTTTCACTTTCTCTTATTATCAATGCGTCAATAAATCAACTGTATTATTATAATAATATTTTGCTCTTTTTGGATCCTTTAGTCGGTTTCAATGTCTTATCTTGACTTTGGTCACTCGACGTGGCTGATTTATTTTTACTCTTGCTTTTTTCCGAGTCAATAAATTCATCGGAATCATCTGTTTTTTTTCGACTACTTTTAGAAAGCACAAGCGCTCGGTCCACTGGCACCTCTTTCTTTGGCCGTTTCTTTTTTAAATAATTATCCAAATATTTCTTTTTCTTGTGTTCATCTCGTCGCGCATCTAATACTTCATCCCAAAATTGCTTAAATTGTGGAATAGATTCTTCGAACCACGTTATGTCTCTTTTGATTAAAACATTATGACAAGACCGTAATTTCCAATATAATACTTTATCATATCGATAATCATCTTTAAGCTGTGGATATAAATTTTTCCATTCTTTTTGCATATATTTTACCCAAGATTCATATTCTTCATCTGACATTAATAAATTACTCGGATAGATATATTTGCCGTGCCATTGTACTAAATCTCCGGCCGGTACTCGCGATAGATCATTTGGTAACAATTGGATTATAACTCCTTTTGTCAATTTATGGGGGATTGGTATTGTCTGATTTTGTTCGGCTGTACATTTACATTCATCTGGTTCTTCAGACGTATCAGCTGCCCAATAATCTTCATCATATTCTTGTATATTACATTGAAAAAAGTCGCATTCTTCATTCTTACAGCTGGCTTCTTGTAATTGTACCTGCATCCAATAATGTCCAGGACATATATCCCCATTAACTGCTCCTTGTGTTAATATTTTTCTTTTGAGAGGACATTTAATTTCTACCATTCTACCTACCTTTGGATTAGGTTTCCCATCCAAAGTGACACACATATTAATGCCATCCGGTGATGCTCCAATAAAATCAATTGCCATTTTATCTGTCGCGTTGTTTTGATAAGGGATGAGGCCAAATTCACCAACTTTCGTGTTGAATAAATGTTCATATATCATAATCGCGATCTTTTCATATTTTTTACCATGGTAGACAAACATATTTTCTTTGAATTGATCTGGTAATACATTCAATTTACCTAATAATGCCTCCTCTCTAGTGCCAAAATGACCATGTCCAAGAATATCAGCAGCCATACTTGCAGTAATCATATTATTACGCATGTCAAACCATTCTTTGCTTTTTTGTACCGGTTGTGGTAAGTTCTTCAAATGATCATAGTGATCCGCCAATTCACGTAATTTACCTGTTAATGTCGGTTTCAGTTGTAACATCATTCTATCATATTCATCATCTCGTTCCTCAACAGTCATGAAGTTATTCATGATAACAGGCTTGACAACCGATGTATTATTTTTCATATCATACGCATCAATAATGATGTGATCTCCGTTAATATCATCTTCGTTATTTTCACCAATGACATATGCAAATTTATAACTGACTTCAAATGACTTCTTAATGGTCGTGATTATATCATCACTAATGGTTTTGTGTTTGATGTTATATACATCAATTACATTTCTAAGTAATCCCTCATATTCCTGTTCAGATAGTGATTCGTTCCTATAATTCAAAAATTTCAATATATCGGCGACGTTGGCTATAATATTATCCATAACTACATGAATAACATTATATATTATTCTAAACTCAAATAATTTCAATAATTTGTAACCCTCTACTTCGTCCACTCCACGAATGCCGGCTGTCTATTATAACTGTCGACTGATATCGGTATTCTATTCAATGTGCGTATATGATTATCCTCTTTCTGTCCGGGACGTCTGAACTGAGAAACAGGTAATAAACTACACAGTTCCCAAACATAATCATTTTTATGGTCATAATAAAATTCTGTCATGCCTAAATAATCGCTATTTAACAGTGCGAAATTATATTGTTTGATATAATTTTCACGAGTAGTATGTTTTTTTTCGCTGCGTAATCGTACATCTTCTAATTCTTGTTGTGTAGGTGGCAATGGTGTAAATTCAGCAAATTGTGCTGCTCTATTAAATGCTCGCATATATAATACATTCTATTGTATTTAATATTCATATGAAAACGAATTTATACATTTATAAACAACGGTTGACCGTAATAACTATCTAATGCTATTCCATTTAATTCACGAATATGATTGCTAACTTCTCGCGTGGGACGCTGGATTGAGCCGTTTTTGATGTAGCTTACTTCCCATATATAATTATTTTTAGGATCGTAATAATAATTGGCCCCATTATAATAATCAGTTTTTAATAGTCTGAAATTATGTCGTCTAATATAATCATCATTCGAGACTTTCATTCGTTCGTCACGTGACTTTGCACTTTCTAATTCCTGTTGTGTAGGAGGTAATGGTGTAAATTCAGCAAATTGTGTTGCTCTATTGAATGCTCGCATATATAATACTATCCATTGTATTTAATGTTTATATACGAACGAATTTTAATATATATATTTTAATTATGCAATTACAATTAACGCATATTTTTATACTCCTATTATGTGTCAAATTTCTAACGTCATACACTGATTTCAAATTTATTATAACTATTACTGTATTATGTCTAATATTATATTATTCCTATGTTAATAAACATGTATCATTCGATATTAAATTATTAGAAAATATTTCGAAAGACAAATTATTTGAAGATAAAAAACAACATATACATCAATTCATCGATCAGAGCTTAATATTTTCTTTCAATTCAGAACTTAAAATAGATATTAAAAATAAAGTAAACATATTCACTGATAATATATCGACCATATATTATAACGATGTCAAAAATTGTCATTATTATGTAGATGTATTAGTATATCAAAAATATGAAATATTGAATTCGGCTAGATCATTTATAATTACAAGTACATTATTAGAAAATTATCAATCTTTAGAAAATGAAATGTTACAATTTGAAACTATGATGAATGATATATTAGAAAATGTTATAATTAAATGTCCATCTTATAATAAAAATATATTTATGCAAGCTAATAATTATCATCATAAACATTCGTTTGATCAATATTAATTTTTTACTTTAATTTTAGCGTTAGTTTTAACATTAGCGTTAACATTAGTATTACCATCAGCTTTAATATTAGTATTCGCATTGCTCGGCGGGCTTGGTATCGTTTTTGCTACTACTGGCACATCCATATTGTTACTAATCGTAGGGTTTGTTGCTGCCGATAAATCGACTAATTTCTGTTTTTCTTCCGACAAATAATTATTGGTAACTATATTTATGCTGGCGCCTGTTGTATTATCTGCCAATAAATATTCATTAATTAGATATCCAAATATAGCTATTACAATGATCGTCATACCTATATATATCAAACGATCTTCTTTTATAAATATATCTACGAACCCATCTAAATTATAATTCAGCTTAATTATCTCCATCATTATCGATTTAACAGCGTCGCCCCATTTTACGAGTATTTTCGATAAGGTTAAACTATTTATGGTGCTCTTATATTTCCTTTCCTCTTCCTTATATTCTGACAGTTTTCTGTAATAATCATTATATTTATCGATATGTTCTTGTTCTATATTCTCCGCTCTGATTAATTGTTCTTGCAGGACAATTTTAAAATCTGCATTAAAGGCGGTTGTATCAAATTTGCCATTTGCAATATATTTATTTTTATTTTTATTATTTGTCAATATAGTTTCTGTTTCACTTTGCATAACTAACCGTTACAAAATATATATGCCATGGCAAAAATATTGAAATTTTAAATTAATAATATATAAGAGTATATATATTATCAAGTTAGTAATAATGATCCCTCCTGTATGTTTTACTTGTAGACGCTGTCTTGCGGAAATTGATATTCCTTATAACAACGATCTTAGAAAAATAGATAATGATACTACCTTGTCCACTAAAGAAAAAAATGATCAAAAAGCAGCACTTTTGGATAAGTATATGATAACTAATTATTGCTGTAGGACAAGATGTCTCGGTCAAACACGTCTTGTTGAGATCTATACTTAACTATTGAAATATTGTTTTATGCGTATATTATTTAATAGAAGTATATTATATTAAATAATTGAAATAATAAACTATTGTACTACATGTGTATTGGTATAGTAGAATCACATACATATGACTAAACGTTTTGTGGGTATATTATCGTATTATGGATACGATTGTTTTGAGTCACATACTCTAGGGCATGATGCGGGCTATATAGAAATTATAGCATATGGTGACACATTAGATGACTGTTTATACAAATCATTAGTAAATACATATAGAAGTGAGCCATGTGCATTCGTCGATCTGGAAAATCATGTTAATAGCGAAACTGACAGCAGCAACGACGATGACGATACTGTGGATAAGGAAGATAACAGTAGTGAAGATGGTAGTGAAAATGGTAGTGAATACGATAATGGAGATTATAATGAAGATGATAATGTAGATGAAGACGGTGACAATGAACATGAAGATGATAATGTAAATGATGGGGGTGATCTCGCTAACTATTACTCTAAGGAAACCAATACGATATATAATACTCTGTTCGAAACGGTCCGAGAAAATGCAAAAGCTGGCAAACACACTATTAGTAAATACATTTCAAGTGGTTGCGATTCGTGTGGAAACTTTGTTCAAGATTATGTACCCAAATTATTGTTGGAAGACCACGAATTCACAGATGTGCCAGATATTGCGGTATTGATGGTAAATCAGGGCCCCCTAAAAGCAATATGCCACTTGTTCGTCCAGGCTTCCGACCGGTCTATTATGATATTTGAAATCCCTGAAGACCATACATATCTTTGTTGCAGTGTATATTATGACCATGCTTATTGTTACAATTTTATGGACCACATTAATTTTAACTTTACGAAAAGCCGCATAGAAGCAAAGTTATCCGCTAAACATAAACTACTGGATACTAATTATCCCATTAATAAATTTGACTCATCATGGAATGATAATAAAATAAATGGATATTATACTTGTTCGATAGATGATTTTGTAGAATATAAAGCGTCGTATATTATTGACGTGTCTGAATCATAATAAATAATTGACGAAAAAAATCTATTCATTTAATATGAGCGTAACATTATATACATTTAATGCATATCTCGAACAACAATCAATTTGGGACGGCACATGCGGTTATCATGCTATTAAAAATACATTGAATTTAATGTATTTATTGAATGAATATCATATCACACATCCTACTTATCAATTTAGTGATATATTAGAAGATGGACAATTTATATGTAGATTGAATAATACTGATTTATCCAATCGGGCTAGATCGTATTATATGAAATTAACCAATGGTGCGACGTCTACTACATTAAATAACCTAAAAGATATTATTAAAACAGTTGATAATAACAACAATTTATATTTTTGGGATATATATGAAGAACGTGCCACTCTTATTAAATTAGTGAATGAAAAAGTGGTCGGCGTATATGGCACTATAGTGTATTATGAAGATTCATTTTGTAAACATTGGTATGGTTGTGTGTTCGATATTATGCCAGATAAGATATATATTTATTTATTGGATTCGTTTTCGTTAATATGGCCACATAGCAAAGCCCTATATGATAAAGTACTAACTTCATTCAATTTCAAAGAGATTAATTACGAGCATAATTATTCAAAATTATTAATCTACGCTTATAAAATATACCAATTAATGCTATTTGTAATCGTCTACTTCATTATAATATATGCTCTGCTGTCAATTTTTATTAAATGGAGGAAAAATATTATGTAAAGTCATTAATATGGATTCACATATACTTATATTTATAATTATAATCGCAATCTACTCATTATACAAATATACACATGATAAAATAGAATATTATGACGATACTAAGTTGAAAATCCCCATTGGGTATGAACTTGGTGACATAACTAGGCCGTATTACGATATAATATATGATCAAGATGAAGACAAGAACGTTAATAGTAGTGGCGCCATACCATATTATCAACCATATTTTATGAACAACAACCTCGCAATTCCATATTATAATTATTATCAGCGTTATTGGTGGCCCGCGGATCATAGACATAAACGCGCTAATGTACGTCATAATACGTATATTCACCTACCAAAAATAAATTATACTTCCACAATACATTGAGCATGAGTGTCTGATTCTAATACTAGTGATAAATCTCGCATCATTTTATTATTAGGCATTAATCCGTACCAATATATGCCATCATTATATCGTTTTTTATTTAGACCTACTTTTTTTAAATATTCTGCACATTTAACATTTGTCATATTTGGTACATATTTAATTAGTTCTTTATATATGTCAGCAAATTTAATTTTCGTGTTTATATCATTCGTAATGTAGTAACAACTTTTAATAATTGTCAGTATTTTTTCATCTTTTGATTTATTTATTGACTCTGTTATACATTTATCAACATATTTCTTAATTATCGTAATATCTTCCGATTCATCATAGTTATTAAATTCTTCATTATAATAGGTAGTAAGTAATGTATATTCTCCTTTGGTTAAGCATTTAACTAAAGTGAAATCACGTAATTTATTCAAATATTCTGGAGATACATCTTCGCTAACGAACAATTTATTAAAATAATTATTATATAATACAGCATATTCAATACTTATTTGTTTGTTTCCTAATTCTTCATTTGCTACTGTCAAATCATCATATATATTACTGTTATCTTCTTTATGAAAATTTATCCAATCAACATTTGAAGTTAATGACAATGTATTAAATTTATTTAACATTGATAGATTGATATTATTGATTAATTCATTGACTATTGCAAGTTGTACTTGTAACGTGTTATACGAACTTTCCAGCTGTGAAAAATGTGCGATATCCATGTCGTTCAGTACATTATATTCATTGATGTTTTTTAATAATTTATAATGTTTTGGTATTTCTGCTGATATCAAATGATCAGTGTTCTCCCCGATAACAATGGATAATGTCATCATCTCGTTTATAATATTATTGACATCCTTTTCATTAGATATACTAAATTTACATTTTGATAGGTCTATCTTAACTTCTTCAAATAATTGACTATAAATTAAAAAAGAATAATATATAAAATCTATATGTGCATAATCACATATGAAATATTTATAAATATTTGCTTCTAGTTTAAATACAAACACATGCTCTTTAGAAGTAGTGCTCGGAAATTCACGGAATAATGTAATAAACTTGCTTATTGACAATGTGTTATCATATGTACGAGATGCATAGTTTGTATTAATAGTAACTGTCGTATTCAACGTCGTATTTGGCGAATTTATAATTGTTGACAGTTTCTTATCCGAATAGCTAACAGTGAGTTTATTGCGCTGTTCTAGTAATTCTTCATATGTATTCGGTCTATTAAACATTTGAATAGCATTATATGATACATCTATTCTTGTATTATGAATATCATTCATATCGTATAATAGCAATTTCTTTTTTTTTAAAGCACTTACATTTGCATTTTTTGCGTCATCTTCTGTATCTTTTTCTGAATCGTTCGCATTGTCTGTAGAATTATAAAGATGTAATATACATTTATGTTTGGAATTCGACATATAATATGCATATTAGAATATTATTCAATTTATAACGAAAAAATAATCTTCATTATGTTTATGTTTGCAGATAACCAAATTATAAATGATATGATAAAAGAAAATACACCATATGATTACCGCGATTATATGTGTGTATTTGAAAATGCTTCATATGAAATTCCACCTGAATATTTTGGTCCGTTATATACATTATCTTCTGATTTTACATTACGTAAACAGATGTGCGAAAATCAAACCAAACATGCTGGTGCCGAGGGCGGCCTATATATTAAACGTTCTGATTGGATTGATCCCAATAATAAAACAAGTGTATGCGGTATATATGATTTAGATGATAACCGTATGTTGACTGATAAAGGTGATAAAAGACAATTTCCATCAAAAACATTGTGTGATATGTTTAACAAACCCAGACCAGATCCAACTAATAATAATAATTTAATAGTTAGTAAAGTTCATCCCCCCGACGTATTGAACCCAGTGACCGATTATGATTTGAAAAAGCCACGAACAGATGATAAAAAATCAATGGAAGTTAGAGAGAATACAATATTAATTGTTTTATTACTAATTGCGATATTATACATGTTTTATGTGTTGAAATTTCAAGTTGAACGACCATATCATCTTTATGATACTGCTAAGAAATTATTTTTTAATCGTGTTTTATTTACGTTATTATTGTTAGGATTATATATATACTTCTTCTGTCCTAGTGGTACTTGTTTCATCCCACAAAAATCCTCAAATATTCTTAAAAACACAAATTTTGAGTCTCATCGTATAATGTGTGATAATCTTAAAAATTTTAGAGCAAAACGGTCAATAGAAGTAATAAATACATGCGATACTTTATTAAATTATTCGGATCAGATGGTTTATCCATGTAATAAGGCAATAAATATTATAAATAATAATACGAGTAGAAATATTTACGATAAAATATATACGTCGTTTGACGGATGCAATGGATGTAAAGTAGATAATATATGTGTTGAAAGATATGGCCACCATACAATTAATTTCCAAAGAAATTTAGACAATACCTATTCAAAGTATTGTATTACATGCGGGATGACATTTTGCAATGGTAATCAATGTTATTCCGGTAAAGATGCATACTATAATGACAATTGTCCGAACAATATCATTATAGAACATGATATGCAAGCTACAGAATATTTAAAAGATAAAGTTGTGATGCAATGTAAGTACTGTGGACAATCATGTGACATTGTTACTTAACGAACTTCATAACCTAATTCTTTGAGCTTATCTTTTAATTTCTGGTTCTGTTTTAATAACTTTTTATTAACAAGCTGTAATTTTCCAACCTCTTGTTCATATTCTTCTTTTATCTCTTTCACTGTCAATCGTCTGTAGAATACAGTGTTTGCTATTTGAACTGTCCATGTCATACGTCCATTTGTCAATACAACATATTGTTTATTTTCATCTTTCTTAGCTAAAAATCCTCCCATCCTAAATAATCGTTTCATCGTACCGCTTTTTTTATCCAATTCTAATGTAAAATATCTTAAATGTGCATGTGTGTTAACAGTCATAATATCATCTACCTTGACATAATCACTTAATTTATCTTCTATATCATCATCATCAAGTCGATCGGTATATGTTTTTGCAGGTCGTTTATAATTATCATCGGTGATTTTTTTCGAGCTCATAGCAATAATTAATATATAGATAACAAATAATATTTAGATTATCAACATTAATATCATTGATACCAGCAAATAATTGAAAATATTATTTTTTATGAGTTAATTAAAGACTTATTATTAATTAGTACTAATGATATTTAGTAATTGGAAATCCAGCGTTGATAATTGGAATCAAACTATTATGGACACTGACGATATAAATAAAGACAGGTTACATGATAAACTATATGTCGATTATACAAATAAAATTCATGAACAAACTGATGTCCAGATACCGGACCAAGAAAAATCACAATATTCAGATGCAATTACAAATGATATGATGGGACACATCATATCAAACAATGCATTCAATACAATTAGTGATTTAGAAAACTTGTCAAATATAATTAAAGTGCTAAACTGGACGATTAATAATTGTACATTTACATCAGAGAACTTGGAACAATATAATACGTTTGCCAAGGCAATTGACTGGGCATGTGAGTTATTACATTATTTCATTAAAGAATTACACGTACCTGAAACACCTAACAGAATATATACCGGATTGACCAGAAGTAGCTATAAGTTATGTCCGCAAAAGAGTAATTGTTCTTTTCAATATCCTGATGATGAAAATGCGCATTCATATTGTAAAAATCAGCATTATCCTTATGCGAACTTATATATAGATGCATTATCGATTAAACAATATGTCGGGAATAAGATTAGTAGCTTAACAAATGAATCGAAAGGTTCAAAATTAATATCAGCAACAAGTGATTTTAATACTAATGAATTGAAACGATGTTTATCCACTATTAATTACGTGATTATGATAATGTATAGAGAATTAGAAACTATTATTAAATATAGAGCCAATGAAGCAAATTTCAATGTCCGTAAATATCATAAATATCATTGTAATGTTAGGTATAATAAGAACGACCGCAAAGCAAAAACAGATGTCCCTTTTTCTGAAAGAGAACCAGCTCGCCCAAAAACAACAGAAACTCATACAGTCGTATATGCTACACCTAAATTGGTAAATGATGGACAAACTGCTTCTAAATTCGCGTTATTACAGGAAGCTCAGCGTATACAACAGCAGCAATATACCACTCAACGAAGCAAGAAACTATAATATAATTATTATTCTTCCTCCGTTTCGGAATCAGTAACGTCTTCATCTGTTTCATCTGTTTCATCTGTTTCAGATGTTTCAGATGTTTCAGATGTTTCAGAATTATTATTTTCCTTTAAACGTTGTACAAACGGATCATCATATGTAAATATATTTTTGTATTTATCCATCACATCATTTTGAATATTTATCATGTTCGAAATTATATTGTATTCTTTAATTTCCGATTGTAGCGCATATTGATATTCAGTATTAATTAAACTTATATTATATACATCTTTAATATCATCTAACACTGGATTTAATTTATTCTCTTCTTCCATAATGTTAAATATTGCAAATTGACATTTAAATAGTTCTGGACATATATCTAATGTCTTACCTTCATTTTTTAACCTATAGTATAATTTTCGTTCAATTACATATTTCCGAATATGTGTCTCTAACTTCTCTTCATCTTCTTTAATCTGTTTTTTAATTCGTTCCTTTTCTTTTTCATCTTTGTGTATTTTTTCTTTAAGTTTCCTTTCTTTTTCTTCTTCAAGTTGTTTTTTCTCGAAGAGACTGCTAATATAGTTGGCAATTTGGTCCCGTTGAGCATGCCGATAGTGTATCAGATCTTTTTCGTTTTCCATTTCCATCTCTATTTCTTTTAATATGTGCTCTGTCTTATCATTACAGGGTATAATATCGGATTTCTTAATAGGTATATTACATTTAATTGGCTGATCTTCATTTATATTGGCATCTATGAATATAGACGCAATATCGACTTCAATGGTAGTCATTACACTTAATTTATTAAAATTAGGTAATGAATCATTTGATTTAATGAAACGGCAAGAACCATCTAATGTATAATATCCGACATTATTGCTATTTTCATAGTAATTCAGCTTATATGTTTTAATATCGGAGTAATATTGATGTAAATTGCCGCTATACCTTTTCAAAATATTGATTTCATCATTTATTTTTTTATCCATATATGTATACATATCTGCACTGTTATCACTTACATACATGACAATTCCGTTACCATTATTTAATATAAACATTATGTATTTATAATGTTCTATATATTTCTAAATGAAAATTTAAACGAGATATATTAATTAGTGGTTAGTTAATAGTTAAAATTTACATTTTTAATGATATTGTAATATTATTTATCATATTTGATATGTTTTCTATCATCACATCAAGTAGTGCGGAAGCGGATGCATCTGTAGAATAAGTTGTTTTTAAATTAGTCAACCCTTTGAGGCTATTTTTAAGTTCGTTATTAAACCGCTGCAAGATGCTATTTTGCGTTTCGAAACTATTGGTTACATACTTCATATCTGATTTAATTTCTGCGATTTTCGCGAATGTTTTATCTATTACAGTATTTACAAATTTAATTGTTTTTATTCTATCATCACCATGTTGCCATCTAAAGAAGTTTGATATATAACGATTATCAATTGATAATAAATTATTTGTAACAATTAACTTTTGACCAGGCTGTATGTTCGAAATAATAATCAAATTCGCGTGCAAATCATTCAATGTTAAATCATACATTATTTCATCTTCTGATGTGTCTATTTTAATCTTAATAATATCATCTTCTTTTTTAACTTCTTTCTTATCAACTACTTCTTTAACTTCCTTTTTAACTTCTTTCTTATCTTTATTCTGTTGATCCGCCATATATATAATTATACATATTATAATATTGTTTTGATTTCGAACGATTTAATATTGTCATCGTTATCAGTAAATTTTTATCTATATTTCTTATAATGGACATATATGGTTTTTATGAATATGTTAATAAAGATTATTTGAACAGGACGATTCCACCAGATCAATCCGCAATTAATAACTTTGATGATATTACAAAAGATAACACAAATAAATTGATCAAACTGATGAAAGGGACATCTACAGATATAGATGAATCATTCGTCAGACAATTATATGCAAGGTATATATTATACTTAAACAATAAATGTACACATAATGAAATCCGTACAAACTGTGCGATAATACATAATATCATACGTAACGCTCACTCACACACTAAACTATTTGATAAAATTATGTATTTGTCTCAGTTTAATATACACATATTTATGACATATGGGTTAATGCAAGATCCATATGACAGCGAAAAATTTAAAATTTCAATCAGACAACGAAAACTATCATATGATAAAGAATATTATAGTAATAAAAAATATACCGAAGATATTAAACAGCTTCATATATATCGTGAAAATTTGTTGTCATTCTTTCAACAATCATATAATAATTGTTTCAATATGTCCGACCAAAAAATAAAAGAAATTATGACAGATGTTATTGCATTTGAAAATATGATATATCCGTATATTACAAGCAATATTTACAAAAGAGATATCAAAGCAAGAATAAATCAATATACGATTGAATCTCTATGTAATAAATTTAAACATATTGATTTTTCATCTGATACATTTTTATCAAATTATAATATTCCAGATAAAACGAAATTGGTCATAATATTTAGTGATGATCTGGCTAAATGTAACTTTAATGCTGCAAACGTAGTATATAGTGAATTAACCGACGATGAAAAGAGTAAGTATGACAATGGTGAATATTATTGGCTATTCATTGATAATTTATTCAAACAATATCATAATAATAGTGGCAGCATTCGCCGCATCATCGATAATTACATCACTTTTTTAACCATTAATTCGTTGGGTCATTTTGTATCGTATGATGTATGTAAAATTGGTATTGATTTTTATGAAAAATATTTGCATGGTATCAAGAAGGAATTGCCGGCGGATGAAAAGGCGATTACATATGTCATTGGAAATGTACCTGAATTAGTCGGGGAGTTATTTTGTAAAGTACATTTTCCGGACTCACATAAAAACTACATGTCCATGATGGTAAAATACATGTTAAATTCATTCGAAGATTTATTAAAATATAAATGTGACTGGATAAAAGACAAAAACAAAGGGACTCTGGAGCATGCATTACTCAAAATAAATAAATTAAGATTGATTGATCACCAAAAAATTGGTCGTCCGAACAAGAATACATACAAATATAAATATGACATATTATATAATATATTGGGTGACAATGTGATATCAAGTATGTCTATATTAAATTTACATTTACTATTTATAGAGTGGGAGGCCGAGCTAAATAAAGTGTTATTTAACAAGGGTCAGTATGATATCAATACATGGAGTATATGTCCCGCCAGTACAAACGCATATTACAATCCATTACAAAACGAAATGGTCTTCCCGGCAGGTATATTGCAAGTGCCATTTTTTATATATTTAAAAGATGATAATAAAATATTGATCCAACCAGAACATAATTTAGATGATCGTATCAGAATGGCAAATGACAGCATTGAATATGATAGTTTACGTTATATTACGATCGCATCGAACTTTGGTTCAATTGGCGTCATTATTGGACATGAAATATCACACGGGTTCGACGACCAAGGGTCCAATTTCGATGCAAATGGTACATATAGGAAATGGATGTCAGACGAAGTAATAATAAAATACAAGCAAATAAAGGACAAGATGATAGCGCAATTCAATAAATATGAATTAACTTTGGTGGATAAATATATAAATGTATATAATGTAAGTGGTGAATTAACGTTGGGAGAAAACATGGCAGACCTATTTGGGATATCTATCGCGTTGCAAGCCTATAAGATATATTACGAAGAAAAGTTAAAGGGGCAGACCACTAACAAAACATTAAATGAAGGTTTATTGGAATTTTTTTGTTCGTTTGCAAATATGTGGAGAAACAAAGAGTTGGTTAAAAAAATAAAATATAAATTGACAAAAGATGTACATGCTCCACCAATATATAGAGTAATAGGTACCTTAACAAATGTACATGATTTTGATCAATTTATAAAAGACCCGTCCAACGATAAAATAAGATTGTTTGACAAATAATATATGTATTTATAAATATATCACATGAGTATATTTATAAATGATAACATAAAATTGGTGCAGATAACATATAATAATATTACATCATATAATTACCTTAACACCGATTCTATCAACGAGTTTGCGAAATTATTAAAGGTCAATAAAACAATAAAAACGGACTACGGTATCATTTCGGAGTATAATTTTAAGTTAGCAGTAATAGGAGAGAATGATCCATCATATAATGATATATACCAACTAGTTAATAATAAGTTTTATGAAGCAAAAATCGATTTTGATAAGATATACAAAGAGAAACCATTAAATATTCAAGATGATTATCAACTTAAGCAGGCATTATTAGATATCATGACGGAAACAGAAGTATTAAAAAAAGAAAATAAAGCGATAACTGAATTAATATTAACAGAATATTTAGAAGATGATGATGTATCGGAAGAAAATGAAATAGTGAACGCTACAAATTTAGAAGAGTATGATACAATTACTAATATTTAATTACAGTAGTATTCGTAATTTCGTGTGATTTTAATTGTTGTATTAAATTCTTGAACGTTTCAATGACCATTTTTCGATTATCATACATCAATTGTATTAAGTCTTCTCTTAACATTTCCCGTGTATCCTTATTTTGTTCGTTCACTTTTTTAATCAGATTATTAATATTTCTTTTTTGCGTGGAATCTAATTTTACATGTTCATTAGTTAATATTTTACATATATCTTGATGTGACGTAGTGATTAAAAACTCGATAATTTCATCAATGGGCATTTCATCATAGCTAATGCCATTAAATGTATGTGCATGTTCTCCTTTTTTTTTATTCAAAAGAAGATTATGATTTTCTGGTAAGTTTGGGTTATAATGTTTAATTTCTACTAATTTAGTTATAGCGTTGCCGCCTTTATTTGCGATTGATTCGAGTTGTTTATTCGACAAGCTATCAAATATTGATTTCGAATTTTTGAAATCATTAATTATAGTAATATTTACATCACCATTTACATATATATTTGTTTGATTCGCTGTGCTACATTGCTCTACTAATGTATCAAGTTTTTGATTAGTCACATTATTTTGATCAGCTAATGCGTCTATCTTTTGATTAAGATTATTATATTGGGACGCTAGTTGGATATGCATTAGCATTAACTGATCTTGTTTTTTCGCAATCGGCGTTTTTTTACAATATTGGTTTATATGTACTTTCAACCCTCGTTTATTTTGAAATTTTCCATTGCAATATTTGCATGATACCTGTTTATCATCGACCGCATTTTGTGACGAAATTTCTTCCATAACTGCATTTTTGATGTGGGTTTCTATATGTCTTGTATAATTTGCCTTATGATCGAATTTTTTTTCACAATGTTCACAGGTGTATGTAACCATAATAATAATTTATATAATATATCTTTATATTTAATTTATTATCATCAGTAATAATATATAATTATATATACGTATAAGATGTATTTTATATATAATAATAAAAAGAGCACGACAGATGCTATTTTTTTCGAGCGTATTTTCTCAACGATAGACGCTATTTTTCGTTATTTTCTTCAATATAGATTATAAGTATGAGCAAATAAAAATATTCTGAAAAATTTGCTGTCAAAAAAAACACCGCTCATTTTCCGGGTTCGGGCCGGGCCGAAGGCCTCCCCCAATTTTGTTTTGGGAAAATGAGCGGTGTTTTTTTTGATAGCAAAATTTTCAGAATATTTTTATTTATATCTAAAACAAGACATATAACCAGATTTTATACTAAAAATAGCGTCTATCATTGAGAAAATACGCTCAAAAAAAATAGCATCTGTCGTGCTCTTTTTATATTCCATCTATATAAGATTACTATTAAAAACAATTATTACAAATATATTATATATATCTATATATAATAATAACGTCATCGACGAGATCATATATATGTTATTACATATTATTATAGATCATTACAGTTATGTAATATATGATATGCGAGAAATTATATATTGGATGCAATATAGATAATATAATCCAGTTAAAATTATCTGAATTGGATCTATATATTAATACCATATTGTCCAATAATGTATTTTGTAATTAGCTATAATGATGGTCTATTATGAAAAATAACTACAGTATATAGATCGTAAATATAGTCTAAGACGATAAGTTAAAATAAGAAAATGTAAATAGTAATCTTATATAGACGGAACATAAAAAGAGCACGACAGATGCTATTTTTTTCGAGCGTATTTTCTCAATGATAGACGCTATTTTTCGTTATTTTCTTCAATATAGATTATAAGTATGAGCAAATATGTAAAAACCTGAAAAATTTGCTGTCAAAAAAAACACCGCTCATTTTCCGGGTTCGGGCCGGGCCGAAGGCCTCCCCCAATTTTGTTTTGGGAAAATGAGCGGTGTTTTTTTTGACAGCAAATTTTTCAGAATATTTTCATTTATATCTAAAATAAGACATAAAATTATAATTTATACTAAAAATATCATCTATCGTTGAGAAAATACGCTCGAAAAAAATAGCATCTGTCGTGCTCTTTTTATGTTCCATCTATATAAGATTACTATTTACATTTTCTTATTTTAACTTATCGTCTTAGACTATAACTCCGATGATAAACCATAAATATACATAGTATATATCGATGCGTTGCTTCGATTAATATATTAATTCGAAAAATCTAAAACGTATAATAAATAGATTTCTTTCCGAAGGACCGAAAATCGGTAAAGAACTGGTGCAACGGTCCACCAAAAAATGCATCTTACGTTTTTTTGTTTTGACATATATTTTCTAAGTTTAGTATCTATTTATCATCTAAAATATTTTTTACTTATTTATGCTATTTTTTGGTGGAGGAGCTCCGTTGTTCCAAAGGATAGTTGCACCAGTTCTTTACCGATCTTCGGTCCTTCGGAAAGAAATTGTTTACCGACCTCTCCACCGCCACCGGTGGAATTTCTCAGATGATAAAATTCACAATTTCCGGATTATTTATTCTAATTACATCTATATTAGAAATAAATAGGTTAAGTAAAAAATATTTAGTAATTTCAAGACGGTTAGATCTATGTACGTATTGGCATGTATAATAAAATAGTGGCTTATAATGTTTAAGTAAAAAATAAGTAAGTTAGAGAGAGAGCCGGGTTTTTTTTTCATTTTTATATTTATATATCATATACTAGCATATAATTAAACATTATAATGTGATGTATTTAGTTCCAATAATACTTGATTTAACAGCTTTACTCTTTGAACTAACGTTAGAGATTGACTTTTTATAATTTAACCATATCGTAGAGCGACAATATATGCAATCATTTCTAGTTTCCAACCATTTTTCGATACATTTTTTATGGACAACATTGCCACACGTTTGACAAAATAAAACATTACTATCTACATATGAATCGAAACATATAGGACATTCATCATCGAGGGTTCTATTCATAATATTTACAGAGAATGGTGAAGCTGTAATTTCTATATTATCGTTTTTTTGTCCACTGGTAAGTGCATTATATTTATTAATTAATTCTGCGTTTTGTATGGTATTATCACAGGTACCGGAAGATAATTGAGACATACGCGTATATATATGTTGCAATTCGTCAGCAGTTAGCCATTTACTATTATAAAAAGCTGCTCGATCTAATTTGCAAACTTTCTTATATACAAAACAGATGTGTTTACAATATACATTCTTTTTCCTTGCATGAATTTTCATATCTGGACAGTTACAAAAAAACGAGCCGTATTTGTCGCTAGTATTTACTGGATAGAGGTTCACGGTATAAACGTTTTTAGTAGAACCCGACACAGTAAACACATTATTTGTATAATTTAACAAATAAAAATCTTCAACATTTATGGTAGTATAACGTGTATATTGGTCGGCCGAAACGTTTCCGCTGGTTACTTTATCAATTTGCATATAAATGTAAATATGTAATAACTATTTAACACAATTTTCGTTTTGAAGTGTATTTTTATTCGTGGATAATATATATATGAGTAAATATATTATCTTATGTGTTATGTTAGTTGCTTCATTGATACTATTATATTATTTAAATAAATATCCCACAAATATAGATGCGTTTACGATTCCGCCAATGTTTAAGCGGGACCGCGTAAATAATAATGTTTTGAGTCATCAGGTTCAAAAATCAACCAGTGAGGGAGAAATAAAGCCGATCGATGATAATACAAATATTCGAGCTGAACAAGATATTTTCAAAAATGATTTATTAGATGATATACTTTATTCCGAGAAAGAGGACGATTTTCAGGGTATGTCAGAGACCACCAACAGATTAATAGACCGATCATATAATTCTATACTAGGGAAAGTATATCGCAAAATTATATTAATCATATATTTGAACCATATGAGTAAGGATTTTGAAATTAAATGTGATATGGATATATATAAAGACAGTATAATATCAGATAATTTTATAGAATTATTTAGATCTTATCATGGATGTAGAGTATATGATTACAATAAGCAATTTGATATATTATTTACTGGAGATTATTTAAACAATACGGGGATAACAAATTTGAACATGAATAGAACACAATTGAAAATACCAGAAGCGGAAGTGGCTAGTTATATACCTGCGAGATCAATATCAATGGTGGGCGTTAGAAGGGATAATGCAATTTACATTGGAAGTAATTTCGCGTTGAATTTCAATGACATAGATGATACCAGTGTTTTATCGAATATAATATTAATTCCGTTTGGTAAATTTACGGTAGACGATGATAAGGAACGTGTATTAACTACATATTTATTAAATACTACTGACCAGATCAATAAACCACGTATTAAGGCGATATATGAGGCGAATAATGGTTCATTATTAGGTTAGGAAAATTTGAGAAAATTTGAAAAAGGATCACACTATTCATAAATAAGGGTATATTGTATATGAATAATGAGGGAAGCGATAGCGTGCTCCATGAAATTATAAACGATAATTATAATTTATGTTTCATGACACATCCTGAAACCACAATAAAATACGACCTGATCCGAATTGAAGTGAAAATATTTAACAATATATATAAAGCAATATTGGATACAGGAGCATCTGTGAATATAATATATAGTAATATAGTTAACAGTAATAATATTGATATATTAGTGGATAGCAAGAGTAAAATGAACATGAGATCATTAAATGGGTTTTCATCATCAATTGGTAATATATGGTCGTTAGATATAGAAATAGGAACAAAACCGGTACCAGTTACATTTATTGTGATGGAAGAGCAAGGAGAAAGTGCTGGTATAATATTAGGACTGCCTTTTATGTATTCCAACAACGTTGTAATGGATTTCAAGCATAATAGGTTAGTATTGAAGGGTGGGATCACTACGAAATTGTTTCAATAAAAATTGAAATTTATAGATTAGGCAAATACTATTATATTTTACTTTAGCCATGATATATTTGTATATATCATAGCCAACATCGATCAATGTCGTCAATTTCAGAAAAGAAAGATTCAACTTCTATGCGTATGCCGGAAGTCAAAGAAAAAAAACGAGTTAAGTTTGCACTTGATTGTATACTAACGATTAAAAGAGGGATTGTTTTTTCAGAAGAGGAACGAGATTATGATGGTGACAATGAAGCATCATACGATACATTTGGCAATAGCGAGGAAGTGATTTTATCACGGAGACGATTTGCACAGTATCTGGCTAGAAAACGTCTTGATATTTGAAAGTGGTTATTTTTTTATGTATTATATGAGCACACATAACGATATAGCTTTCATTCAAAAAATTGAAAATAATACATCAAGTCAAGTCCATTATTATTCGGATTAGTATCTGATCCGCTCCCTTTGATCAGGTACACCACACAGAATGTTCGTAGTTTACCAAGAAAATACGTCGCCACAACGGATTTGTGCCGACTTGAAGAAAAATCACGCCCCCCAAATGATCAACCAAATGATCAACCAATCCTTTGCCCGTGACAAATTGTTCACACCAGGATTTTTTCAACCTGCAGACCATGGCGAACCTTGCAATCGTGATCCATCTATTGGATCTGACGTTAGCAGAAATTCGCACTCATCAGAATTTCCCAAAACCAAAACCGTTTCCCAAAACACTCAATTCACAATGTCGTCAAGTACATCAACAACTACACCGGTCAGAAGGATTTTTGACACGGCCCCCCAATTGATCAACCAATTGATCAAGCGCCCGCCCCAACAGCAGCGCAAGACACTGAAGCCGCCACCTTACACAGCGGCGTCTGCTGACAAACCGAGCGAAAACGCAGACAAGTTTCCAAGTCTAGCTACTGCACACACCACAGCAGCAGCCAGCGCGGATCCGACGTTACCGGTCACAACACCAACAACGGCAGCTACATCGGCTGTCGTCACTCCGGCGATTGCTTCCCCAATCACTGCAGCAGCATCGCCAACAACTGCCATTCCTCTGACGCCACGTGCGCAGATTTCCAGAACCGCAGAAGTACCAACACCCGGTGCACCGAGACGTGAACAAGCGGCACGTCCACCGCCCCCTGCCTACGACAGTGCTCAAACTACCACAGAGTTAGCACCGCCACTGGCATGTTCTTGCAGTAACCAAAACATGTTACTGCAGCTTGCAACCGGACTCCTAGCATCCGCGACGCTGCTCTCAGCACGTCCGGCATCGGCTCAAGATTCGGTGACATTCGGCGTGACTGTCGATATGGTCAACGCTGCACACATGGCTCTGTCTTGCCTCCAAACAGCAGCCCTCGAGCAACCGCACATGCGTGCAATGCATGAGGCAGCAGCAGTCTTAACCGATTCGTTGGTTAATCCTGTGACTGAGCCTTTGCAACAACCCGTGCAGCAACCTGTACAAGAACCAATGCGACGACCAGTTAGTTACATCGCCGCATTGACTGGATCATCACCACAAGATCCCCCAGTGCAAACACCCATTGCAACAACGGAAGTCGTACAAGCGGCCGCCGCTACAGCAGGCCCGCGCGTGCACACCATCGTTCCTGCTACTTGTTTCAAGTGCAGACATGGCGCAGATTGCACGCTTGCACATCCCAACGAGCATGGTGTAGTTTGCAAGTTCGTCCATCCCGGCCAGGCTTGCCAACATGGGACCTTCATCAACGAAGAAGGCCTATGCGAACATGGACGTGAGAAAGAGAAGCGTGAAAGCGGTGCGATGCCGCGTGCCAAGACGTGTACACCATGCGAAAATGGTGCGGATTGCAAAACGAACGATTGCGATCGCGTGCATCCCAACCAAGGATGTGTGCACGGCCAGCGTGTCGCGGAAGGAGCCAAGTGTCGCGAAGAAGCATGCCCACCCGCAAAATGCTGTCATCGATGCAACTACGGGCATGCCTGCCTGAAGCGCGACATTTGCAAGTTTGTGCACCCAGGCCAGGCTTGCTTACACGGTGCGAAGGTGGCAGATGAGAAGGCGACACCGTGTCCTTTTCTTGCGAAAATGAAGCACTGAAAGTGCTTTATTTCCGAACAGATCTTTTAGAAACCCGATTATTTTGGAAGGTTGTTTGCTACTAGTTGCTCATTACCAAAAAAAAGAAACCAAAAACAAAAAAAGCGCGTGATGCTTTTGGAAAATAAATCCTTCCTTTATTACCAAAAAACATCCCAACACCCTTACCGAAAATCAGTTAAACCAACAAAAAATTGAAAAATAATATTCGTGTGTATCCCATTGATATTTGGGTCTTCACTAGGACTATCCACAAGCTGTCCTAACTAACATATCATCATCATATATGTTAGTGAAGAGGCAAAGTACTTTTACTTTGCCTCTTATGGGATGGGCCGCGCCCATCCCACCCGTGGCGTAGCATCACCATGTACGTCACAACAACTAAACTGCATATGGTTTAGTTCTATTTACGCTTGCCAACACCAGAGGTTTGAGCGTCCCGATTAGCGTACCACCATACGTTAGTCAAACAGGTAAGCAGCTGTCTTACTTGCCCTGTCATGGCTGGCCTGCTGTGACCTAATTGGGTGATCGGTAATCATGTCTAATGCCGTGCCATCTTCATGAACGT